CACGTGCAAGGTCTTGCCCGTAGGGGCTTCGGCCTTGGGGTTGTCGATGATTACCCACAACACAGGGGCTGGGTAGTTGCTGCCCCAGTTGTCGAAGACATAGCCGTCCGTCACCATGATGATGCAGCCGGGCTTGATCTTGTTGTCGTGCATGTACTTGGGCACACAATTGGCATTAGTGCCGCCGCCACCCTTGGGTCGCACCTTGGACAGCAGCCCATCGTAGTCGCCTTGGGTGAAGCTGTCGTGGCCGGCTACCTCCGTATCCCAATACAACACGTCGAGCTTGTCGGGCTTGGTAGTGTTAGCAATCTCGACCACCTCGGTGAAGATGCGGCTGATGGGTGACGGACTGCCTGACCACATCGAGCCAGACAAGTCTGCGCCTAGCACAGCATGGCCAAGCGACTCACCGTGCATCGAAGGCAGGTACACCTCCATACCCACGAAGCGACGGTTGAGCCTGCGCCACGTAGCGTCATCCTTGGCAACACAGTGGCTGCTGAAGAACTCCCGCAACGCAGCGCGCCAGTCGACGGCAGGACGCAGCAGCTCACCTACTTCAGCAGGCATGTCACCCTTGCCAGCGCCACACTTCTTGGCCTCGGCCTCACCACGCCGCAGTGCATGGTCGATCTCCTTGTCCAGCGCGTCACGGTCTGCCTTGTCCATCTCCTTGGCATCGTCCCAGCCATGCTCGTCGAAGCTCGGCTGGCCCGCGCCGCTATCCTGCTTCTGGTCTGCGCCTTGCTCCTGCTTCAGTATGTCGAAGATTTGCTTGGCGCTCATGCCATCGAACCGCTCGTCATACAGGCCCATGCGGGTGCCATCTGGGTTGCGCGGGAACTTGCACACGCTCTCGGTAGGGTCGGCCTTCACGATGATGCGGTTAACCACGTAGTCACAAGCGATGTTGGCGAGCTCGTGGTCTGCCTCGTACAGCTTGCGCCATGTAGTCAGGTGCCGAAGCCCCTTGTGAACAGCCTCGTGCAGACACACGAAGGACAGCTCTGCTACAGGCAGCGCCTCGACGAAGGCAGTGCCATACACCTCGTCACGGCCATTGGTGTACGCCGTAGCAGTCTTGTCGCACAGGCTTGTCTTGCCTACCGACATAAGCCCAGCCCACAGGCGCAGGCCCGGTAGCTGCGACCGCATCACGTCGATCTTGGCCTTCTTCAGTTTGCGTTCTGGTTGCATGGTCTTGCTCCTTACCACTCGTAGGATTTCAGAATCCCGTTCAACTTATCCTTCAGGTCGGTGCGTACACCGGAGTCTTCCTTCACATCGTCGATGTCCACACCAGCGATGGCCTTCTCAAGGTCGCGCCGCGCCTGCTCCAGTGACGGGTCCTTGGTCAGGTTCAGGTGGGTCAGCATCTTGCACATCTCGGCAGCGTTACCGATGAACGTATCGTGCCAGCGGGTCACCGCTCCATCTGGTGCAGCTTCAACGTCAGTCAGCTTCTTCGTCATCGCACTGATGGTCTTGTGCAGCTTGTCCCACGGCTCACGCATGGCGTCAGCCAACCGGCTATCGAAGGCAGCATCGTACTGGCGACGCATATCCTCTAGCTCCTGCTTCGGCAGGTCTAAGCGGAAGTCACCGGACTCAGGCACCGGGGTAAACACCAGACGGAAGCCGAACTTGCTACGCACTTCCTCGACGGACGGGTAGTCCTCTGGATCATACAGCGCACCCAGATGCTTAGGTGCGTCAGCCAGCAGGCGCGGGTAGTCACGGAAGAACTGCTCCTGCTTGTCCTCGAAGTAGGTCTGCCGACCGTTCATCTCTGACTTGTAGTCAAAGAACAGGGAGGTGGGCAGCAGGCGCGGGCCACGGTCAGACCACGCCATCGTCAACTGGTTGTGACGGAGCCTACAGCTAGCGGCGTAGTCGGCCAGCTCCTTGCGTAGAGACGAGCCTGCCGTGAGGTTCTTGCGGAACTGACCTGCGTCCGTAGTGGCGCTGTTGTCGTTGGTCACTTGTCGGGTCACCGTCTTGTCCACCTTGTTGGCAGTCCAGACAGAGATGTTCAACTCCACAAGCATGGAGGATGATGCGATGCTCATTAGTTTGCTCCTAGTTTGTTATCCCTAAGCGCGCGGCGATAGGGCTTGACGGATTACAAAATATCTGCGTTCTCAGCCGCCCACTTGGTGAAGTCGCCATTGCGGAAGGCGATGGTCTGCTTGGTCTTGCTACGTGCGAGGCTGGTGCAGAACACAGCCTGATGCTCAGCCTCCATGCGAGACACATACTTCATGATGGCCGAGATGGTGTCGGCCTCCACTGCGCGCTCAAGGTTGAACAGCAGGGTGATGATTGCACCTACGGACGTAGGCACAGGTGCCGTGTCGGGTGCCTTGAGGATAAGCTCACGTGCAGGCAGCTCATCTTGGAACGCAATGAAGTGCTGCATGTCCCGCGCCGCAGGCTCACCGATGGTGCCGATGAGACCAGCCAGCAGCATGTTCTCGGTAAACTTCTCACGCTGCCACACGATGTGCGATGCCTTCTCCAGCGAACGCGGGGTCACAACTTGGCCTACCTGCACACGCTTGGGGTTATCGACGTAGGGGTTGCTTGGGTCGAAGTCGTCATCGCGGAACGATGCCAGCGCAGTCGGGGTCTGGTTCACCCATGCCAGCACAACAGGGTGGATGCCATTGGCAGCGCCCCACACCAGCCACTCTTCGACGGATGGTTGACGCACCTCGACGACGGTCATGCGGTTCATGGTATGGGCAAGGAACGTATCGCCCAGCCCCTCCTCGGACAGGTTGCAAGTAACAATGGCCATACTGCCAGCAGGCATCATCTTATCCGCAACGCGCCTAGGGTTCTCCAACATGGGCAACACCATGTTCTGGATACTGCGCGGTGCCTTGGCCAGCTCGTCCAGTATGATAACCACGGGCTTGCCAGTGGTCAGTTTGAGCGCCTCGTTGGTGAAGAACCGCATGACGCCGGCCTCCTTGTCGGGGAACGGGATAGCCGTATCGCCCTCGGCCTTGGCCGTCATGTCGAAGCAGGCGTATTCGTATTCGTCACCCAGATACTCACGCAGCATGGGTAGGATGCTTGTCTTGCCGATGCCCTTGGGGCCGCGCAGCATGACGTTGTTTGTTGTGCCGACAGCGGCGATGAACTGCGCTGCCTCCTTGAGGGAGACACGCGAACCGAAGTTGATTGAAGTCATTGTGTTTGCTCCTTCGTTGTTAGCCGAACCAGTTTGGATAACTGGTCGGTGGTGGTTGTGTTTGCTTATGCTTGATGGGGGCGGGTTGGTTCCCGCCTCACCCTTCTCTTGTAGCAGAGTAGGTAGACAAAGTCAAGGTTCAGTCGACGGTGATGCTCACACTGATGCCCACACGGTATTGGTGGTAGGCGGAGCCACCAGAGTCGAGATCGGTTCTCTCTTCGCCCACACGGGCATACTCCCAGCAGGCACGGCGCGTATTGAAGTCCTCGGTATCGAACGCCTCCTCGAACCGCTCGATGGCAACCCATACGTCCTTCACGTAGTCGAAGTCATCGTACCACTTCACGTCATCATACTTGACGGTGATGATATCGGTCAGCGGCTCAATGAAGGGGTCTCCCCCTCGCGGCCAGTTCTCCTCTACCCATAGCTTGATAGCTGGGAACATCTCTGGTTTGTCGGCGTCCGCATAGAAGGCGAACGTCACATCGCTACGGTAGCCCATCAGAGTTCTCCCTCGTCGATATACAGGCCACCCATCTCGCTTGCCCAGTAGGACGCAACGATGCGTGTGCCATCGGTGAACGTAACCACAATGCTGTTCAGCCCCTCGTCATCGCCGCAACGGCGCTCGTAAAGGGCTTTGTCACCCAGCACATGGACAGACTGCACCTGCTTACCTACGTGCTGGCGCAGGTCTAAAATCACTTCATCAACCATGTCACTCTCCCGTTCGCTTAGGGTTGAGCATCGTCAGCTCTGCCTTGTTGGTGATAACAACGTAGTTGCTCTTGTTTAGTGGTGCGCTGCACCATTTCACTGCCCGCGCAGCGAAGTCGCCACACGACAGGCAGGTGTTGTAGCCCAGCAGGGCGCGGCGTTCGGAGTATGTCTCTCCACAGGATATGCACTCAGCCATTGGTTTGCTCCTTCTTTGTTATCTGAACTGGTTCGGCTAGCGTGCAGCCCTATGCTGCACCTGAAAGGCGCATTGCCTATCAAACGAGACCGCACTCGGTGCCGACAGGCAGGCGGTCCCAGCCAAAGTGTTTCCTGAAGAACCGCAGCGCCTCGCGCTTGTTGGGCGCATAGATCGGGTAGAACATCTCGCCACGGCAGTTGACCCAGTATTTCCGGCTCACTTGTCCTCTCCCAGTTTGCGCGGGCGCACTACACCTACGTCACTAGGCACAAAGCTATTTGCCCATGCCATCAGCACATCGAGCGACTGGTCACCGTTCTCGCCCACCCAATCCAGCCACTCACGTTGAGTGGTGGTGTGCCGGTCCTCTCCCTTCAGGCTAGGCATCTCGAAAAGCATAGGCAGGTCGGACATAGGCACGTCCACCACAGGCACCCCGTTTGCCTTGGCCCACGCATTGATGAAGTTATGCAGGCTGCGCCTGTCCTCTAATTGTTGCTCCTCCGCGAACGCGATAGCGTCTAGCAAGCTAGGCTCAGGGTTGCTGTCTTGCAGCGTTTTCCAATCAGGCATCGTAAGATTCCTTTCTCGTTATCTGAACTGGTTTGGATAAGTGTGGCGAGAAACGCCACAGCGCAGGACGGAATCGCCCTGACCTTGTGTGTAGCACAGAAGGGGAACAAAGTCAAGCTATTGTAAGGAAAAAACCTTACAATGCTATTGTAAGATTGTAAGGGTTGGAAAAGTGCCGTCTTACGCCATTTCTTACGCCAATCGGCGTTTAAAACCAACACGTTAGCTTTGTATTGTAAGATTGTAAGCTGTTTTTAGAAAATACTATTAGGGGGGGGGAAAACGGGAAAAAAATTGTGGCGGTGGTGTGGCATAGGCGGAGAGGCCCGGAAAACTGGGGGTCTTTTAATAACTTGAAAAATGGCCTTACAATCTTACGATACCACCTAAGCTGTTGGTAACATGGCACTTTCACGGCGTAAGAACCTTACAATACGTTTCTTACATTAGGTTTTTTCTTACATTAGGTTTTTCCTTACAATAGCTAGTTATCCAAACCGGTTCGGGTAACTCGGCCCTTCGCGCGTTTCTTACAATAGCTCGGCCCGCCCACTCGTTTCTTACTATCACGCGTGGGCTAGGCGCGATCCAGATGCTGGGTGGGGATGTGGCGGCCCGCCCACTCGTTTCTTACTATCATGCGCGCCCGCCGCGCGGTGCGCGACAGGCACAAAAAAGCCCCGCTTGGCGCGGGGCCAAGCGGGGCAGGGGAAGCGGGGGAGGCTGGTCAAAAAAGATGACGCCATTCCAACCAGCACAATTCGCGTCCGTGCTGGTCAAGAATGGCCGTGCCTTCCGGGTAGGTGACAAGCCCGACGATAACGTGGTTGCGCCATTGGACGGGGCGGCGGAAATGGTGATGCATGGGAAGTCCCTTCGAGAAAAGCGGGGGAGGCTTGCGCCTCCCCCTAGCGTGTTATGCCTTAGCGGCAGCGGCAGCTTCTGCCTTGATGATTGCAGCGCAATCGCGGGCAAGGGCTTTGACGAAAGCAATCCGTTGGTTGGTGATTGCTTCCTCCCCAGCGGCAACCTTTTTGATGTAAGCAGTCGCGGCCCGCAATACGTCCGTAGGGGAAGCGGCAGCCGGGGCAGCCGGAGCCTTAGCCGGAGCCTTGCCCTTGCCGGGAGCGTTGCCGCTATTGGTACCCTTGGCCGTCACCTTGGCGATAAGGGCAGACGTCGATTTCTTGGCAGCGTCGAGCAAGCCGCTGGCCACCGTAGTGCCATTGCCGCCAGTCAACGCCAGTTTGTTGCCGGCCATGCTTGCGGCAATCATGTTATCAGTAAGCGCAACAGCGGCGGGCAGCACCTTACCCTTAATCAGCGACCATGCGCTATCGGCAGCCGGAGTAGTGGCATCATTCACCCCGGCAGCATACGCCAGCACGGCAGCCTTAAAGCCTGTTATGCGAGCGCGCTGTTCCTTACCTGCTACGTAGAACGGGGCAGCCTTGCGGGCGTAATCGTAAAGGCTTGCATGCTTCGTTTCCGTCACGTTGCCCTTTTTGTCGCGGGCTTGAAATTCAAAGCGATGCGCCAGCAAGGAAGCATTGGCCATGCCAGCAATCAGGATATCGGTTGCGCTGCCTTGCGCTACCTTGCCGGCAGCGAGCTGCTTACCGGCAGCGAGGGCAGCGTTCACGCCAGTGCGAAGGGTAGCAGCCTGTTCCGGAGTGAAGCCGGCAATGCCAGCGGCAGCAACGGGGGAAGCCTTGCGAGTGTTACGTGCAGTCATGTTGTTTACCTTTCAGTCTATGATTGCCGGCAACGGAATGCTCCCGGCCCCCCTTCCCTAGGCTTAGACAGTGTGAAGGTCAAGCCTGCCCCGTTATCCGAACCGGTTCGGGTAACTTTGTTCAATGAAAACAAGGGGGTAGGGGTAACTACCTAGGGGGAACGCGACACCCACCCGCCCCCCACCCCCCAAGCACAGGTAAAGCAGCCCGCGCCTATATACATACTATTTTGCACAACCAATCACGTTCCCCCAGAAACACCCCCCTTACAAAACCAAATCAAGACCCCCCACCCCCTATATATTTTTAGTAGGATTCCTCCGGCTTCGCTATTAGCGAAGCCCCCCGTCATGGGACCCAACCTCCCCTTGCCCCCGTAGGGGGTATATTATATAATCGTACTGCGCCTCGCCCCCGTTCTCTCCCCGTGGTGTGTTGCGGATAACAGGAATAAACGTCGTCTAACCCAGCGACGGGCGCTCCGACTTGCTTCTTGGCGGTATTTCGCTATAGCCCCCGCTCCCTCCCCTAACGGGGTAACCCGGATAATCAGCAGCATCGCCCGCTGCTGGGGGGCCGGACCCGCTTTACACGCACCCCCTACGACACTATAGACAAGGTCTGCTCCCCCAAACCGGACGCTGCACTAATGTCAAAAGTAAAGTTGAACCCGACGGGCGATGTCCCTCTTCCGTATAGTCCGGAAGATGTAGGGGCCCCCAGCTTTATGGATGAGCTAACGGCGTCAGCCAATACGGCTGACTTCTTGGAAGAGATGGGCGTACCGCTGGAAGTGGACCCCTCGACGTTCGAGAGGGAGAAGGCGCTCCTCGAAGGAGCCATCAAGGGCCAGCATGTGGCCCCCCTAACCAATTATGCGACAGCACTGGGTGCTAAGGCGTTTCTTCAGCAGTACGGCCAGAACTTGGCGTTCGATGCGGGTCAGGTGCGCGCTGCGCTTACCAATAAGCTGTTAGAGATAGCCAACTGTGGCGAGACCAAGTTTGAGCTTAAGGCACTGGAGCTCCTTGGTAAGCACAGCGATATCAGCCTGTTCACCCAGCGCAGCGAGATCAACATCAACTACAACAGCCCCGAGGCACTCGAAAGCGCCATCAAGGAGCGGGTCAAGCGCCTGCTGGACGCTGAAGTGGTGGATGTGACCCCGATCAACGTCTCACTCGATGAAGAGTTTGGTGTGTTTGCCTCCGAGGAAGAGGAAGAGGAAGAGGAAGAGGACGAGACCCCCGAAGGGAACGATGAGTAATGGCGTCCAACATCAGCCTAGCTGATCTACCAAAGATTCTTCCCTTGCTCCCGGTGCACGAGCAGGAGCGGCTGCTAGCCGAGCTGGAGAAGCTGTCCGAGCTGAAGAGCCGCAAGCTGTGTCAAAACAACTTCCTCGCCTTTGTAAGAGAAGTATGGCCGACCTTTATTGCTGGCCGGCACCATGCCAAGATGGCAAATGCGTTCGAGCGCGTGGCTAGGGGCGAGTGCAAGCGCCTCATCATTAATATGCCACCCCGGCACACCAAGTCCGAGTTTGCCAGCTACCTGCTACCCGCATGGTTCCTAGGTAAGTACCCCCATAAGAAGGTCATCCAGTGCTCCCACACAGCTGAGCTGGCGGTAGGCTTTGGCCGTAAGGTGCGTAACCTTGTGGATACTGAGGCGTACCACGACATTTTTCCTGACCTGCAACTGTCGGCGGACAGCAAGGCGGCTGGTCGCTGGAACACCAGCAAGATGGGTGACTACTTCGCCATCGGTGTGAACGGTGCTGTGACCGGTAAGGGTGCAGACTTGCTCATCGTGGATGACCCGCACTCGGAGCAGGAAGCCGCTCTCGCGGAAGTGAACCCAGATATCTACGACAAGACTTACGAGTGGTATACTTCTGGTCCTCGTCAGCGTCTGCAACCGGGCGGCTCCATCATTATCGTCATGACCCGGTGGTCAAAGCGCGACCTGACCGGGCAGATACTCAAAGATGCGTCGGCTAACGAGAGCATTGGCGAGTGGGAAGTCATTGAGTTTCCTGCCATTTTGCCCAGCAGCAAGCCGCTGTGGCCTGAGTTCTGGGAGCTGGACGAGCTTCTCAAGGTTAAGCGCGACGTCCCTAACTCCAAGTGGATGGCGCAGTACCAGCAGAACCCGGTGTCGGAGTCTGCGGCTATTATTAAGCGTGAGTGGTGGAAGACGTGGGAGTCTGACACACCGCCCCAGTGCGACTTCATCCTGCAAAGCTGGGATACGGCCTTCGAGAAGACGCAGCGAGCGGACTATTCCGCCCAGACCACGTGGGGTGTGTTTTACCACTCAGACGACAATGGCATATCTCAGGCCAATATTGTCCTCCTTAACGCGTCGCGCGACCGTGTGGAGTTCCCCACGCTCAAGCAGTGGGCCATCGACGAGTATAAAGAGTGGGACCCGGACAGCGTCATCATTGAAAAGAAGGCGTCAGGGGCACCGCTCATCTACGAGATGCGCGCCATGGGGATACCCGTGCAGGAGTTCACCCCGACAAGGGGCAACGACAAGATCAGCCGTCTGAACGCGGTTGCGGACATATTTGCCTCTGGGCGTGTCTGGGCCCCGGCGACCCGCTGGGCCGAGGAGGTTATTGACGAGGTGGCTGAGTTTCCTGCCGGCAGCCACGATGACTTTGTTGATACCGTATCCATGGCGATGCACAGGTTCCGGCGCGGAGGCTATATATCTACTACGCTAGACGCAGAAGACGAACCGCTGTACTTTAGAAGTCGCAAGCAACAAGGGTACTACTGATGGCTATCGACAAGGCGCTTAACCCCGCCCCTACCGGTTTGACTGCTATGAAACCGACGTTGGACCTCGACAAGCAATATGCCGAGCCGACGCCGCCGGATGAAGGTGCCTTGGAGATTGAGATTGAAGACCCGGAGCGGGTTACCATCGGTACCGGCGACATGGAAATCATCATCGACCCCGATGATGAGGACGAGGAAGATTCGGAGTTTGTAAGTAACCTTGCCGAGGACATGGACGACGGGCAGCTGACCGAGCTGGCGGGTGACCTGCTAGGTGAGTTTGACGAGGATATCAGCAGCCGTAAGGACTGGATACAGACTTACGTAGATGGGCTTGAGCTGCTGGGGATGAAGGTCGAGGACCGCACCGAGCCGTGGCCCGGTGCCTGCGGTGTGTACCACCCGCTCCTGTCAGAGGCTCTGGTCAAGTTCCAAGCCGAGACCATGATGGAGACGTTCCCGGCGCAGGGGCCGGTGCGGACTAAGGTCATTGGTAACGAGACGCCTGAGAGGCGCGATGCTGCCCAGCGTGTGCAGCAGGACATGAACCACCAGCTTACCGACATCATGGTGGAGTATCGGCCCGAGCACGAGCGGATGCTGTGGGGTCTGGGCCTGTCAGGTAATGCGTTCAAGAAGGTGTACTTCGACCCGAGCCTTGGCCGCCAGACGGCTATGTATATCCCTGCCGAGGACGTGGTGGTGCCCTATGGGGCGTCTAACATCGAGACGGCGGAGCGCGTTACCCATGTGATGCGCAAGACGCCTAACGAGCTGAAGAAGCTGCAAGCGTCGGGCTTTTACCGCGAGGCGGACCTGCCAGAGCCCAGCGACGTGCTGGACGAGGTGGAGAAGGCTATCGCAGAGAAGATGGGCTTCCGCGCGTCCAGTGACGACCGCTACAAGCTGCTCGAAATGCACGTCGACCTTGTTATTGAGGACGACAAGTTTGCCAAGGATGAGGCCAAGGCCGGCATTGCCGTGCCTTATGTAGTGACCATCGACAAAGCCTCGTCGACCATTCTGGCTATCCGGCGCAACTGGGACCCGGAGGACGACCTCAAGCAGAAGCGCAACCACTTCGTACACTACGGCTACGTGCCGGGGTTCGGCTTCTATGCCTTCGGCCTCATCCACCTCATCGGTGCGTTTGCCAAGTCAGGCACGAGCATCATTCGCCAGCTGGTTGACGCGGGTACGCTGAGCAACCTGCCCGGTGGCTTCAAGACCAAGGGCCTGCGGGTCAAGGGGGACGATACCCCCATCGCTCCGGCTGAGTGGCGCGACGTGGACGTCGCCAGTGGTACGATGCGCGACAACATCATGCCGCTGCCGTATAAGGAGCCAAGCCAAGTCCTGTTCGCGCTGCTCCAGAATATCGTGGATGAAGGCCGGCGGTTCGCCGCTACGGCAGACCTCAAGATCAGCGACATGTCGGGTCAGGCCCCGGTTGGGACCACACTGGCTATCCTTGAGCGCAGCCTCAAGATGATGTCGGCGGTGCAGGCGCGCATCCACTACGCGATGAAGCAGGAGTTTCGCCTGCTTAAGACCATCATCGCTGACTATACCCCCAGCAAGTACCCCTACCAGCCCGAGGAAGGCAGTCGCTTCGCTAAGAAGAGCGACTATGACGCGGTGGACGTCATCCCCGTGTCGGACCCCAACGCTGCCACTATGGCGCAGAAGATCGTCCAGTATCAGGCGGTTATTCAGCTCGCGCAGACGGCTCCGGGTATCTACGACATGCCATATCTGCACCGGCAGATGCTGGAGGTGCTGGGCATCAAGAACGCCCAGAAGCTGGTGCCGCTACAAGATAGCGACGAGATGAAGCCGCGCGACCCGGTCAGCGAGAATATGGACATCCTGAATGGCAAGCCCGTGAAGGCGTTTATGTATCAGGACCACGAGGCACACCTCGTCGTTCACATGTCCGCTATGCAGGACCCGAAAATCCAGCAGATGGTGGGGCAGAGCCCCAACGCGCAGGTCATCATGGCAGCCGCAAACGCTCACATCCAAGAACACTTGGCTTATGAGTACCGCAAGCAGGTGGAAGAGCAGGCTGGCGTCCCGCTGCCGCCGCCTAACGCCGAGATGGATGAGCGCACCGAGGTCGAGGTCTCCCGTCTGGCTGCTGCTGCCGCTCAGCAGCTGCTCCGCAAGAATCAGGCGGAGGCTGCACAGCAGCAGGCCCAGCAGATGGCTCAGGACCCAGTCATGCAGCTTCAACAAGCCGAGCTGCAACTCAAGGCCGAGGAGCTCAAGCAGAAGGCGCAGAAGCTCCAGATCGACGCCGCAGACAAGGCGGACAGGCTGGACATCGAGCGCGAGCGCATCGCCGCACAGAAGGAGATCGCAGGTCTCAACGTCGGTGCCAAGATAGCCACGGACAAAGCGCGGCTGGCATCGGACGAGCAGCTCGAAGGGCTGCGCGTTGGGGTACAAGTTGCTCGTGAGAGCATGATGGGTGGACAAGCGTCGGCGCAAACCCCGGCGCAGGGGGAAAGTGAATGAACAACGACATCCTCCGCTATCTGGCGGACAAGAACAACGAGGAAATCAAAGTCCTCGCAGACGATTTGGCGCGTGGGCACGCCAAAGACCACGGAGAGTACAAGTACGCTTGTGGCATTATCCGTGGGTTAATGATGGCCAACAGTTTTCTGGCCGAGACTGCCCAACGACTGGAGAATGACGATGACTGATACAGAGGACAAAACTCTGTTTGACGAACTACCTACCCTTCGTAAGATGACCAATGTTGAGGCGACCAACCAGCCCGCCGAAGACAAACCCAAGCAGCTGCCCGAGCCGTCAGGCTATCGCATCCTGTGTGCGGTTCCGGATATCGAAGAGAAGTACAGCAGCGGGCTTTTTAAGGCCGACATCACTAAGCAGTACGAGGAGCTAACGACTCCGGTGCTTTTTGTGCTGAAGCTGGGCCCTGACGCCTACAAAGATGAGCGCAAATTCCCCAACGGTCCATGGTGCAAGCCGGGCGATTTCGTCCTGACGCGCCCGATGGCCGGTAGCCGTGTGAAAATCCACGGTAGGGAGTTCCGCATCTTGAACGATGACAGCATTGAAGCTGTTGTGGAAGACCCGCGAGGCATCTCGCGCGCCTAACGGAGGCGTTTTTCCGTACAAAGGAGGCCGAAATGGCAAGTAAACCTGCTGAAGACGACGATTTTTCGTTCGAAATTGAGGACGAGGTCGACGGAAAATCCGAAATTGAGGTTGTTGACGACACTCCGGAGGCTGACCGGGGCCGAGAGCCTATGCCCAAGGACATCGTCGAGGAGTTGGAGAGCGATGAGCTTGAAGACTACTCCGATAAGGTCAAAACGCGCCTCAAGCAGATGAAAAAGGTCTGGCACGACGAGCGCCGCGAGAAAGAACGCGTGCTCCGCGAGCAGCAGGAGGCCCTTAGCGCCGCTCAACGACTGTTGGAAGAGAACCGTCGACTGCGGAAAACCTTGTCGGAAGGCGAGCAGTCACTCGTTGGTAGCTATAAGCAGACCGCCGAGTATGAAATCGACGCAGCCCGTCGGGCTTACCGCGATGCGTACGAGTCTGGGGACGCTGACAAGGTCGTTGACGCTCAAGAAAAGCTCTCGCGGGCTACTTTGCGGCTTCAGCAGGTAGAAAATTACAGACCCACTTTACAGGACTCGGGTACTGAGGTAGACATAGTACCGCAGCAGGCACAACAGCCCCGGCTCGACCAGAGAACGATTACGTGGCAAGAGCGTAATACGTGGTATGGAACCGATCCGGAGATGACTGCGTCGGCTCTCGGGCTTCACCAGAAGCTCGTTAATGAACGTGGCCCGCAGTACGTGGGTACCGACGAATATTGGACGGCGGTTGACAAAACAATCCGTCGTAGGTTCCCCGATTACTTCGGGGAGGAAGAGGCTCCAAGAACCTCTCAACGCGAAACCAAGAGTTCGCAGGTCGTAGCTCCCGCTTCACGCAGCCGGTCCCCCAAGAAGATTGTGCTGAAACAGTCCCAGTTGTCTATCGCTAAACGTCTGGGTCTTACTCCCGAGCAATATGCTCGTGAACTTTTGAAGACGGAGAACTAATATGACTCGTGGTACTCGTACGTTTGACGACGTCGTTGGTGAGCTGGAGGAAGTGCGTGCACCCCGCCAGACGCGTGAAGAGGAAAAGCGCTTTCAGACTTGGGCACCGGCTTCGACGTTGCCTGAACCTGATAAGCAGCCGGGATATGACTATCGCTGGATTCGTGTTTCCACGATGAACGAGAAGGACCCCCGGAACATCTCGGCTAAGTTGCGCGAAGGTTGGGAACCTGTTCGTATTGAAGAGCAGCCCCAGTTTCGCCTGATGATTGACCCAGATAGCCGCTTCAAAGACAACATCGAAGTCGCAGGGTTGCTGCTTTGCAAGGCCCCGAAGGAACTGATGAGGCAGCGCAAAAATTATTTTGCGCAGAAAAATCAGGCCCAGATGGACTCAGTGGACAACAACTTTATGCGAGAGAACGATGCTCGTATGCCGCTCTTCCGTGAGAAGAGGTCATCGACATCATTTGGTAAAGGCAAATAAAGGAGCTAGAGATGGCATATCCGTCTGTTACCAGCCCCTACGGGCTGATCCCGATCAATCTGATCGGCGGGCAGGTTTTTGCCGGTTCGACTCGCTTGCTGCCCATCGCCACTAACTCTTCGACGGCCATCTTCTATGGTGACGTCGTGAAGTTGCTGGCTGGTGGTACGGTTGGCAAGGACACCGGTACTGACGCTGCTACGCCGGTTGGTGTTTTCCTCGGTTGCACCTACACCGATCCGGTGTTTGGTAAGACCTTCCGTCAGTACTACCCCGGCACCACGAACATCTCCGACATTCAGGCATACGTCCTTGATGATCCGGACGCTCTGTTCAAGGTTGCCGTGTGCGCCGGCACCAACTCGAACACCGTCAGCTTCCTGACTCAGGCTGCTGTCGGCTCGAACGTGAAGCTGGCTAACGGTGCTAACAACGTGGGTTCAACCATCACGGGCAACTCCAAGGTCGGCGTTGACTCGACCGAAGGTACGAGCTCGGCATGGCCGATCCGCGTGATTGATGTTGTCCCCGAAACCGCTCTGGCGGGTAACCCCGGTTCTTACACCGAAGTTATCGTCAAGTGGAATCAGGGTATGCATCAGTACCTGAACCCCACTGGCCTCGCATAAGGAGACTGAACAATGGCTATTTCACGCGCACAGCTCCTCAAGGAGCTCCTGCCCGGCCTGAACGCCCTGTTCGGTCTGGAATACGCCCGCTATGGCGAAGAGCATAAGCAAATCTTCGAGACTGAAAGCTCTGAGCGTTCGTTCGAAGAAGAAACCAAGCTGTCGGGCTTCTCGGCTGCTCCGGTTAAGAACGAAGGTTCTGCCATTGCTTATGACAACGCTCAGGAAGTCTTCACGGCTCGCTACAACCATGAGACGATTGCCCTCGGGTTCTCGCTCACGGAAGAAGCCATCGAAGACAACCTGTATGACAGCCTCTCGGCTCGTTATACCAAAGCGTTGGCCCGTGCCATGGCGTACACCAAGCAGACCAAGGCTGCTGCGGTCTTGAACAACGGTTTTGACTCGGACTACCCCGGTGGTGACGGTCAGCCGCTGTTTTCGAGCGCTCACCCGCTGGTCTCCGGTGGTACCAACTCGAACATCCCCAGCACGCCAGCTGACCTGAACGAAACGTCGCTTGAAGCGGCTGTCATTCAGATCGCTGCGTGGACGGATGAACGTGGCCTGCTCATCGCGGCTAAGCCGCGTAAGCTGGTGGTTCCGCCGAGCCTGATGTTCGTTGCGACCCGACTGCTGGAGACTGAACTCCGCGTGTCGACCGCCGACAACGACATCAACGCCATCAAGAGCAACGGCTCGATCCCGGAGGGTTACACTGTTAACCACTTCCTGACCGACACCGATGCTTGGTTCCTGACGACCGATGTTCCGAATGGTCTGAAGCACTTCGTCCGTACCCCGCTCGCTCAGAGCATGGACGGCGACTTCGACACCGGCAACGTCCGTTACAAGAGCCGTGAGCGTTACTCGTTCGGCTGGTCTGACCCGCTGGGCATGTATGGTTCGGTAGGCGCTGCCTAAGCTAAGTCCTAGGGAAGTTTAGGACTTTGAGACCCCCCGGCGAGAGTCGGGGGGTCTTTTCTTTGTGCTAATAGCGTGATACAAGTACGTCACTAGGTATTTAACCCGTGTCGACTGTCCTAGCAGACGTAGTAGCGACGACATGGGTATGTGCTACTACACGGAGATAAATCATGGCGAATACGACATTTTCGGGTCCAGTAATCTCGCAGAACGGTTTCGTTGGCGATTTCACCGGCAACATCACTGGCAACGTCACTGGCAACGTCACTGGCAACCTCACTGGCATCGTCTTTGGCACCGTTACGACCCGCTCGGGCGCTGGTGCTGTCCCGGTCACCGCAGCTTCGGTTCAGATTTCGACGGGCGCTGGCGCTGCCGCGCTGACGCTTGCCAACGGCACTGCTGGTCAGATTCTGAATCTAGTCATGACCGTTGATGGCGGCGGCGATGCGACTCTGACCCCGACCACCAAGACCGGTTTCTCGACCATTGTGTTCGGTGACGTGGGTGACTCGGTTATCCTCCAGTACTTCACCACGCTGGGCTGGATGGTTCTGTCGAACAACGGCGCAACTGTTAACGCTTAATCGGTAACCTCTAAGAAGGAGAAATCCGATGGGTATGCAATATGATGTCAAATCCAAACACCTAACTAGCTCAGGTGTTGCGTACGGTTCCCGCACCCGTCTGAAGGGGGCTATTGTTTCCGCAAACGCGACTGCGGCAGCAAGGCACGTCCTTTTTATGGACAACGACCCGCAAGCGGGTACGTACAGCATTACCTCAACCACACTAACAGTTACGGTAGCAAATACCTTGGCTGCGGGTGATCGAGTAGTTTTGAATTTTACTAGTGGTACCGCTGTGGACGGCGCGTATACGGTACTTACTGCTAATGCCACCACCTTTACGGTTACTACGGCGGCGTCTGGTACAGGTAACGTAACGGCCTACCTAACTGTATTGTTGGAAGCCGACAGCTATAACGCTGTTGCTTACTCTATACTTGTTCCCGGCGAAGGCATTCTAGCTGAAAATGGGATTTATGTAGGGTTGGATGCTAACCTAACTGCCACTGTTTTCTACGGGTGACCTATGCAGGCACAGCGCAGTTATGATCTAGCCGGGAAGAGCATCTTCATTGCTCTGCCGGCCTACGACTTCAAGGTGTCCTTGAAGTTGGCCATCTCCCTTGCGCGCTTCGCGCAGGCGGCCCCGCAACACGGCATCGAGATTCAGATTGGCTCCATCTGCGGCTGCTCAGTGGTCTCTCGGGCGCGCAACCTGCTGTCGCAGGACATGCTGGAGTCCAACTGCGACTACCTGATGTTTATCGACTCGGATATCAACTTCGAGCCTGACGACATCTTCCGCCTGATGGCGTGGGGTTCCGACCCCAAAAAAGGCATCGTCGCTGGTGTCCCGCGCACCCGCAGCGAGACCAAGACCTACATTGCCAACCTTGAGTACGACGAAAACGGTGACCTGACCATGAACGGTATGGGTCTGGTTCGTGCTGAGCGTGTCGCCACGGCGTTTATGCTGGTGCGCCGTGAGGTGTTTGTCGAGATGACCAAGGCCCACCCTGAGTGGACCTACTACGACAAGAAGACGGACCGCATGATCCCGTGCTTGTTTGACTTCCAGCTGACCGAAGAAGGTTACATGGGAGAGGATTACCTCTTCTGCGACCGCACCCGCGAGCTGGGCTTCGAGGTGTGGGTCGACCCTAGCATCGCGCTGGGTCACATGGGTGTGCAGGAGTATGTTGGCGATTACGGGCGCGACGTACTCTACCCGATGGTTGTTCCGAATAGGAGTGTAGCATGATGAACCGCCGTAAGTTTGCCAGTATGGGTCGCCAGATAGCGGCACAGCAACGGGCGCAGCCGCAGATGCCAATGAGCGGAGGGATTGGCGCAGCACTTGGCCGCATCGGACAGCGACCGGGTATGGCTCCGGTTGATCGGGGCTTTATTGATCGCATGCCAAGGATGAATGTTCCCGAGGGGCCGCCCCCGGCAGGGATGGCTCCGGTTGACCCAAGTAAGGCGATGATGATGAAGAAAGGCGGCGCGGTCAAGAAGATGGCCAAGGGCGGTACCGCTTCCAAGCGCGCCGACGGTTGTGCCACCAAGGGTAAGACGAAGGGACGGTTTGTATGATGAAGAAGCGCAAGTTCGGCTCGGGCGGTATGCCGTCGATGAAGGAGTCGATGGAGTCGGGCAACCGTGTCTCGCGTCAGGTTGGTAAAGAAACCAAAAAGCTCATGCCCGCTACGCGGAGCACCCGCCCGTCAGTTGGCGATGCCATCGCTTCAGGTAACCGCATGTCCAAGAAAAATGCCGAAGACCTGAAGGCCGTGAAGAAGTACGCCAAGGGCGGCAAGGTCAAGCGCTACGCTGATGGTGACCTCGTTGTGGGCGGCGCTGACACCAGCGGGCTGAGCCTTGGTATGCCGAGCATTGATACTGACCTGCGTCGTGCCCTGACCGACAAAGAGCTGATGGACGCCAACCTTGCTGCTGTCCGCGCCCGCGAAGCCGCTAGCACGGCGAAGCCCAAACCGAAGCCCCGCGCCGCTGCTCCGACCAAAAAGGCTGAAGCCCCGGTCAAGAAGGCTGAAGCCCCGGTCAAGAAGGCTGAAGCCCCGGTCAAGAAGGCCGAAACTCCAACTAAAAAGCCCGCTTCGGGTATGCGCGTTGGTTCAGAGTCGGCCCGCGCTGCAAAAACTGGCATGAGAGAAGGTCTGCGTCGGGGTGCAAATGCCTTGGGGGACTTTATCAAGTCTCCTTTCCGGGCGGCAGCTAATCCGGGCCGCGACTACGCCAAGGGCGGCTCCGTCACCCGTGGCGACGGCATTGCCAAGAAGGGCCACACCAAAGGGAAAATCTGCTAATGGCTAAGACCCCGGCTTGGCAACGTAAGGAAGGCAAGTCCGAAAAGGGCGGGCTGAACGCCAAGGGGCGTGCATCTTACAACAAAGCCAATCCGGGGAAGCCGGGGCTCAAGGCCCCGCAGCCTGAAGGCGGTTCGCGCAAGAAGTCATTCTGCGCCCGGATGTCTGGGATGAAGAAGAAGCTGACGAGCTCTAAGACCGCTAACGACCCGAACAGCCGTATCAACAAGTCTCTTCGCGCGTGGAAGTGCTGACATGACTGACGAATCAAAGACTCTACTGGACGCAGTCTCTATGGTTACCGTTGTTGGGACTATAATGGACATGCTACCTGCCGTCGCAGCTATCTTCACCATCATCTGGACTGGCATCCGTATCTACGAGACAGATACGGTGCAAAAATTTCTCGGGAAGGACTAACATGCCTAGCAAGACACCCAAGCAGAAGAGCTTCATGGCCGCCGTGGCCAACAACCCCAAGTTCGCCAAGAAGGTGGGCGTTCCCTCTAAGGTCGGTAAGGAGTTCGAGATGAAGGACAAGAAGATGGGCATGAAGAAGATGGCCGATAAGGCCGGTCGTGCCATGACCAAAAAGTCGGCTGACACGATGGGTCGTGCAATGCCGAAGATGGCTAAGGGTGGCACTGTCGGTAAGGCCGACGGCTGCGCTACCAAGGGCAAGACCCACACCAAGATGGTCAAGATGGCCATGGGCGGAAAGATGAAGGGCTGCTAACATGCGACCGAGTCGGGGTATGGGCGCTATGATGGCGTCCAAGATGCCAAAGGCGAAGACTATTCGTCGGAAGGATAACCCCGACTCGGTCACCGTCTATGCCAAGGGCGGCAAGGTTAAGGCGAAGCGCATGGCCGAAGGTGGCAGCGCCAAGGACGCGTGCTATTCCAAGGTTAAGGCGCGCTACAAAGTCTTTCCTTCCGCCTACGCCTCCGGGGCTATCTCCAAGTGCCGCAAGGTCGGTGCCAAGAACTGGGGTAACAAAGGTGGCAGTTCGTAAGACCGAGAAAGGCGCTTCGCTTAAGCGCTGGTTCCAAGAAGATTGGAAGGACGTCCGCACGGGTAAAGCCTGCGGGCGTCAGCCCGGTGAGAAGCGCGGCACACCTTACTGTAGACCTAGTAAGCGTATTTCTGATAAGACCCCCAAGACGTCGTCGGAGATGACTCCGGCGGAAAAGAAGACGCGTATCGCGCAGAAGAAACGGTTGGGGCAGCCTCCCGGTGCGCCTAAGCGCGTACAGGCAGCGCGGAGACAGAAATGACCACCAGCGGTACGACATCCTTTAACCTCAACCTTAACGAGCTCTTCGAAGAGGCGTTCGAGCGTTGTGGCGTGGAAATGCGGACCGGCTATGACTTTCGCACGGCACGGCGCAGCCTGAACCTGCTGACCATTGAGTGGGCGAACAAGGGCATCAACCTCTGGACGCTGGAGCAAGGCTCCATCCCGATGGTGCAGGGGCAGATTACATATCCGCTCCCCGTGGATACCATCGACCTGTTCGACCACGTCATCCGTACGCAGACTGGGCAGGCGCAGACGGACATCAACATTAACCGTATCAGCGCCGATACGTACCTCACAATCCCCAACAAGAACGCGCAGGGTCGGCCTATTCAGGTGTGGATCAACCGCCAGTCAGGCGCAACCTATCCGGCGGGTGGACAACCCGCAGGGACCAACCCCTCCACGGGTGTCGATCATCCGTCGATCAACGTGTGGCCTGCCCCGGACCAGAACAACTTCTATACCTTTGTGTACTTCCGACTGCGCCGTCTTCAGGACGGAGGTTCGGGTACAACGACGCAGGACATCCCGTTCCGTATGCTGCCGCCCCTCGTGGCTGGCTTGGCATACCATCTGTCGCTAAAACTGCCCGGTGCGCTGGAGCGGTCCATCGGCCTCAAGGCCATGTATGATGAGTTGTGGCAGCAGGCCGCAGACGAGGACCGCGAAAAAGCACCGCTGCGCCTAGCGCCGCGTCAGATGTTCTACTAAGTAGGCGTCGTGCTCACCGGCCTGCTTTTTATCGTGTGGGCTGCGGGGTTTTTCGACGGCGAAGGCTCTGTTTTTGTTGAGATATCCAAGAACAAAAACACCCGGCGTAGAGTACGTAACTTGCTAACCGCGTCCGTTACTCAGACGTCTACACCGTGCCTGAATCTGTTCAAGGAGCATTTTGGCGGTAATATAACACCGATAACCAAGAGTCGGCGGCACCACATGAATAACTCTGTATGCTACGTGTGGCGCGTACGCAGTAAAGATGCGATAGCGTTCCTTGAAGTCATAGCTCCTTATGTGGTAGTGAAGAAGGAGCAAGTAGAGTTAGCGCTCCAGTACCCACTTACGTCAGCGGACGGTAGGAAATATGCGGGTCCCTATAACCCCCTGCCTGACGAGGTCCATAACCGGCGTATGGAGATTGGGCAAAAACTCAGAGACATCCGGGCGTCGATGAAGACGGCTTCGGTAGTGAGAGAGGATATAAGTGCCTAACCGGTTCGCCTCTGGTAAGTACGCGATTTCGCAGTGTGACCGCTGCGGCTTTCGCTACAAGCTGAAGGAACTGAGGTCGCTCGTCATCAAGACGAAGAACGTCAACATCCTTGTGTGCCCCACCTGCTGGGAACCCGATCAGCCGCAGCTTCAACTGGGTATGTACCCGGTGGATGACCCACAGGCGCTGCGCAACCCGCGCCCCGATACGACCTACCGGCAAGCCGGTTTGACGGGGTTACGCACTCAGCCAGTTACACAACCGACCGAGGATACTGACGCGTTCGGTACCCCTTCGCAAGGTAGCCGAATCATTCACTGGGGGTGGAACCCTGTGGGTTTTCAAAATCCCTTGGGTTTGTGGGGTCTTCCTGATACATTGGCAGGCAGTGGTCAGGTCGGTACCGTGACTATTCAGACGACGGAGAATTGATATGGCTAAGGGTGGTAAGACTAACGACCAGATGCTGAAGCTCGGACGTAACCTTGCTAAGGTTGCGAACCAGAAGAGCGGCAAGAAGCCGATCAAGGATATGGGAAAGGTCGATAAAAATGGATAACGTCAATCAGCCCAAGCCAGCGCATAACCCGCTGGGCAACAGCGGCTACCCGAACAACGTACCTAACACCCAGACCGTGAAGACGCGCGGGACCGGTGCGGCTACCAAAGGTACGCATAGCAGCAAGAAGCTTGGCTAATGAACTACGCTCAGCTTGTCGAAACCATTAAGGGTTACACCGAAAACGACTTCCCGGACACGGTGGGGTCGGGCGGACTCACTTCGACTGAGCAAATTAATACGTTCATTGTCAACGCCGAAGAGCGTATCTTCAACACGGTCCAGCTTCTGGACCTACGCAAGAACGTGACGGGCAACTGCACGGCGAGCAACAAGTATCTCTCGGTCCCCTCGGACTGGCTGTCCAACTTCTCTCTGGCGGTGATTGACCCGGTCACGGGTGATTACGAGTATCTGCTGAACAAGGACGTTAGCTATATCCGGGCTGCCTATCCGTCGCCTACCGATACCGATAAGCCGCTCTATTACGCGTTCTTTGATGTGGATTCCTACATCCTCGGACCCACGCCAGACCTGAACTACCAGTTTGAGCTGCATTATTTCTACTACCCGCAGTCCATCACAGAGGCGGGTACGTCGTGGCTTGGCGACAACTTCGAGTCCGTGCTTCTTTACGGCGCGCTGCTAGAAGCGTATACGTTCATGAAGGGTGAAGCTGATGTAATCGCCGGATACCAGAAGCGGTACGACGAAGCATTGGCTATGCTCAAGCAGCTTGGCGAAGGGAAGAATCGTCAGGATATGTATCGCACGCCCCAAGTGCGCTACCCGGTGAGGTGATATGATTGACTCCGTAGGAACAATGCTGGGCGGCGACGTGATGGTGATGACCACGCAAGGCCGTGGCTTCACGCCCGAAGAGATTGCTGAACGTGCTCTCGACAAGATCATCTATGTTGGGGGCAACTCCCATCCGGCTATCAGGGACCAAGCGGAGGCGTTCAAGGACTCCATCCGCCAAGTGCTCGTCTATTACATGCACGAGGCTGTCCGGTCCCATAACGTGACTCTGGTGAACAAATTTCACAAGGCCGGGCACTCAGAGTTCATCCCCATCTTAGACAGTTAAGGAGACCTACATTGGCTATTACGCAGGCAATGTGCACCAGCTTCAAGGCTCAGCTTATGCTGGCTGTGCACGACTTCCGCCCCTCGGGCGACACAGGTGCGGACGTCTTTAAGTTGGCGCTGTACTCGTCCACTGCTTCGCTTGATGCGAACACCACGACGTACACCTCATCGAACGAAGTTTCGTCGTCGGGCACCAACTACACCGCTGGCGGCGGCTCGCTGACCAACCTCGGTGTGACGGCAGTCAATACGAACTCGGAAACGGGTACGGGCTTTGTTGACTTCGGTGACCTTACCTTCGCTAACGCGACCATCACGGCTCGCGGCGCGCTGATCTATAACACCACGCCTTCGGCTAACTCGAACGCCAACACGGCGCTGACGAACGCCTCGGTTGCGGTGCTGGATTTTGGTTCGGACAAGACGGCGACGAACGGTGACTTCACCATCATCTTCCCGACCGCCACTAACACCACGGCCATCATTCGGATCGCTTAATGATCGAAGAACTTATCAGCCGAGTGTTTTATGCTCGCAACGTGGCGCATTTCGAACATTGGACTGCCAATGGGGTCGGTGCGTTTGCGCGGCATGAAGCACTCGGCAAGTTCTACGATGAGGTGATCGACGCCATCGACAAGCTCGTCGAGGCGTATCAGGGTGCATTTGAACTGGTGGGGGGCATCAAAGCCCCCAAGACCAAGGCGGATGACATCCTGCTTATTTTGATCGAAGACGCTGCGTGGATCGAGAAAAACCATGAGGTTATCTGCAAGGGCAACCGGGCGGTAGCCAACCTCGTTGACGGGGTGACGGAAGTTTATCTCACTACGATCTACAAGCTTCGCAACCTGATGTGAGGTAGTAGATGGCTCTCGTTCTCGCAGATCGCGTAAAAGATACGACCACTACGACCGGCACTGGGTCAGTCACGCTTAGTGGCTCGCCTCCCGCTGGCTTTCAGTCGTTCGGCGCGGCTATCGGTAACGGCAATACCACCTACTACACCATCTCAGGTGGCAGTCAGTTTGAAGTCGGTATCGGCACATATAACAGCGCCGGTCCTACGCTCAACCGCGATACGGTGCTCTCTTCGAGCAACAGCGGCAGCCTCGTCAACTTCTCGGCGGGCACTAAAGACGTCTTCGTCACCTACCCGGCTGAAAAGTCAGTCAATGAGGACGCGACTGGTAACGTCAACATCGACATCACCGGCAACGCAACGACGGCTACGCGGGCTACTAACCTAGCTGCTGGCGCTGCGGGCTCTGTCCCTTACCAGACGGCGGCTAACACCACGGCGTTCCTTGCATCGGCTTCTGGTGTCCTTGTTGGCGGTAACCCACCGACGTTCTCCACGACCCCGACGCTTACAGGTACGAACTTCACTGCAATCCCTAACGCTGCGCTGAGCAATAGTTCGGTTACCATCGGCAGCACAGCCGTGGCCCTCGGCGCTACATCTACAACTCTTGCTGGTCTGACCTCGGTTACGCTGACTCAAGACCCGACGCTGGCGCTGCAAGCGGCAACCAAGCAGTATGTAGATACAGTAGCCTCAACCGGTATTCACTTCCACCAGCCGGTACGGGTCGAGTCACCGGCCAACCTGAACGCGACGTACAGCAACGGCACTGCCGGAGTTGGCGCTACCCTAACCAATGCTGGCACTCAAGCTGCGCTGGTTATTGATGGTGTGACGCTCAGTGTCGCTGACCGCGTTTTAATTTACCAGCAGACGACACAGACGCAGAACGGCATCTACGTTGTGACAAGCGTAGGTTCTGTCTCGACCAACTGGGTACTGACGCGCTCCAGTGACGCGGACACTTTTGTCAGCGCTAGCCCAGCCGGTTTGAGCGAAGGCTCGACCGTGTTTGTCCAACAAGGCACGACCGGCGCAGGTGGGACCTACACCTGCAACACTCCGGGTACGATTACGTTTGGCACGACAAACATCACGTTTGTTCAAATCTCTGACGCGCAGATTTACTCGGCTGGCACCGGCCTGACGCTCACTGGCACGCAGTTCAGCCTCACCTCACCTGTAGCTACGACGCTAGGCGGTACAGGTCTGACGACGTTTACAGCGGCTAACCGCGCGCTCTTCTCGTCTGGTACCACGACACTGACGACTGGTACGCTCCCCGTTGCTGCTGGTGGTACGGGGCAGACGTCCTACACGGACGGCCAGTTACTGGTTGGGCGCACCTCAGATGGTGAGTTGGTCAAGGCCACCCTGACTGCCGGTACGAGCATCAGCGTCTCCAACGGCGCAGGGTCCATCACGGTTACCAACACCGCACCAGATCAGGTCGTCAGCCTCACTGGCGGCGGCACTACCGTTATCACGGGTAGCTACCCTAACTTCAACATTACCTCCAACGACCAGTTTGTTGGCACGGTAACCAGCGTCGGTGGTACTGGCACGGTTAGTGGGATCACCCTTACAGGCACGGTCACTTCTACGGGCAACCTTACCCTTGGCGGTACGCTGAGCGTTGACCTTGCTTCTGCAACGGTTACGGGCACTCTTCCGGTCGCCAACGGCGGCACGGGCGCTACAACGTTTAGCACTGGCGCTGTTTTGGTGGGTAATGGCACCTCTGCGGTGTCATCTGTATCTCCCGGTACGGCCAGTAATGTGCTAACGTCGAACGGATCGGCGTGGGTGTCGCAAGCGCCACCTGCTGCTGGTGTAACTCAAGCACGAGCCACCGGTATTAACTTCATCTACGGGCTATAAGGACTGGACTATGGCGGCTCCGAATATCCTCAGTCTTACGACTGCTACAGGCAAAACGACGTACTTTACGCCGTCAGGCACTACGGCTGTGGTCCTCCTCCAGAACGCTGCGTCAAGTGGTAAGGTCCTCAAGGTCAATTCGCTTGTCGCGGCTAACGTGGACGGCACGAACGCGGCAGACTGCACGGTGTCTTATTACACCAACGGCGGTGTTGCTCAGGGGTCAGCCCCCTCTGGCGGCACGGCCTTCCCGATTGCTTCGACCATCTCAGTCCCGGCTGACGCCTCGCTTATCATCATCGACAAGACCACGCAGATTTACCTTGAGGAAAACACCTCCCTCGCGGTGACCGTGGGCACAGCCAGCGACATTACATTTGTGGTTAGCTACGAAGAACTTAGCTAAGGACGGCGTAGATGCCACTCAGCAAATTTCAGGGCGGCATCCTCGGCGTAGGGTTCAACCCGCTTCAGGCTCCGAACGCGCCGACGATTGGCACGGCTACGGGCGGTAACGCCTCCGCGACCGTGACGTTTACTGCGCCTGCGAACGTCGGCGGATCGGCGATCACCGGCTACACCGGGCGCAGCACCCCAGACAACGTCGCCGCGACTGCATCCGCGTCACCCCTGACGTTCTCCGGCCTGACCAATGGCACCAGCTACACGTTTAACGTCTTTGCCTTGAACAGCTACGGCCCCTCGCCTGTGAGCGGGGCGAGTAATAGTGTTACGCCTGTCGTGCCGCAGTACATCGCCGTGGCGCACACCACAACACCCTTTGTTACCGCCTACCCTTGGAGCGGCTCCGGCTTTGGCACTAAGTTTGCTGACCCTGCTACACTACCTACGGGAAACGGCCAAGACGTAGCTTTTACTTCTTCTGGCAATGCTGTTGCGGTGGCGCACGTTACCTCTCCGTTTATCACCGCCTACCCTTGGAGTGGCAGTGGCTTCGGCGCGAAGTTTGCCGATCCCGCCACACTGCCTGCTGGGACTAGCGTCGCGGTTGCGTTCAGCCCGTCTGGTAACGCCATTGCTGTTGGCCATCAAACGTCGCCTTTTATTTCTGCGTATCCGTGGTCCGGTTCCGGGTTCGGCACAAAGTTTACTAATCCGGCTACGTTACCTACGAACGATGGTGAAGGCGTTGCTTTTAGCCCATCGGGGAACGCGCTTGCAGTAGCCCAAGGATCAACATCGCCGCGAGTTACAGTTTATTCTTGGAGCGGCTCAGGCTTTGGGACAAAGTTTACAGACCCCGGTACGCTGCCCTCAGGGCAGAGTTTTTCAGTAGCGTTCAGTCCAGCAGGAGATGCCATCGCCGTAGCGCACAACGTGACACCTTTTGTCACGGCATACCCTTGGAGCGGCTCCGGTTTTGGTACAAAGTTTGCTGATCCGGCTACGTTGCCGACTGGCGTTGGCACGGGCGTAGCATTCAGCCCAGCAGGTAACGCTATCGCAGTGGCGCACAACACAACGCCCTTCATCTCAACCTACCCTTGGTCTGGCTCTGGCTTTGGCACTAAGTTTACTAACCCCGCTACACTGCCTACGGGCAATGGCCAAGACGTAGCCTTCACACCCGCTGGGGATGCCATAGCCGTGGCGCACAGCACAACACCTTTTGTTACCGCCTACCCGTGGTCTGGCTCTGGCTTCGGTACTAAGTTCACCAATCCAGCTACTCTGCCAGCTAGCACTGGCAACGGCGTAGCGTTCATCTAATGGAGCACAACGCATGATCGACCTCAACGAAGAACGCATCAAAATCCTCACTGACGCCTACGAGCACCGTCAGCGTGAGGTCATGCATCACCAGATCAACATCAACAACTATCAGTTGGCGCTGGCGGAGATCGCCGAGAAGCACCCCGAAGACGAGGCCATGGCGGAGTTCGCTAACCGCCTGCGCGACCTCCTTGCAAGCTCAATCATCGAGCAGGCGAAGGAGATCATCATGCGCGACGTGATGGCAAAGCAACTGGCATGACCATGCGCTCCTTCCACACAGGTAACCTCTAATGCCAAATTACAGCGGGAGATGGAACCTCGTCCAACAGCTTCAGGCCGTCGCGGCTGGGAATTGGCCTATATTTGAGTGTTTAGTTGTAGCTGGCGGCGGCGCTGGCGGCTCTGGTAGCACGGGTGCTGATGGTGGTGGTGGTGGCGCTGGTGGTTTACGCAGCGAAGCTAATTTCCCTCTCACTCGCGGATTAGCTTATACTGTTACCGTAGGAGCAGGCGGCGCTCGCGTTGCAACGGCGGCGGCGGCAGGCAATTCGGGGTCTAATAGCGTATTTAACGCGATAACCGCTGCGGGCGGCGGCGGCGGTGGAGCAGGCAGCACTCCTGCGGGCGCTAACGGAGGCTCAGGCGGCGGCGGGACTGGTACGCCACCACCCGGTGTAGCCGGCATTGGCAACACCCCTTCTACATCTCCCGCTCAGGGTACTAATGGGGGGGATGGCACCGGAGGGCCAAATTATTCCGGCGGCGGCGGCGGTGGCGCGGGTTCTGCGGGGGGTGTTCCAACTACCAACCGCCTTGACAACGGTACTGGCGGCGATGGTGTCCAAAGCTCAGTTACTGGCTCAGCAGTCTTTTATGCGGGCGGTGGCGGTGGAGGATGGGCGTTTGGCGTAGCTAGCACGGTTTACCAGTATAACCCCGGCGGCCAAGGTGGGGGTGGCAATGGCGTCGGAGGCACGGGCGCTAGTGGGGTTAACGGTGTTGATGGCACTGCAAACCGTGGCGGCGGTGGTGGTGGTGGCGGTAACTACAATAACAGCTTTGGCGGCAATGGCGGTTCAGGAGTTGTCATTATTTCTTCAGCCCTAGTAGCGGCTTCAACAACTGGCTCACCAACGGTTACCACAATTGGCGGGCGTACAATCTACACCTTTACGAGCAGTGGCTCGATTACATTCTGAGGTAGGGTATGGCGCACTTTGCAAAAGTTGAAGATGGCATTGTCACTCAGGTCATTGTGGCTGAACAGGACGTAATTGACAGCGGCTTGTTTGGCGACCCAGCTTCTTGGGTCCAGACTTCCTACAATACCCACAACGGCGAGCATCCTGAAGGCCGTCCGCTGCGCGTGAACTACGCTGGGATTGGCTACACATACGACGCAGAGCGCGATGCCTTTATTCCGCCCAGCCCCGGAAAGGGCTATGCGTTTAACGAGGTAACGTGTAATTGGGATGCTCCTCTTGAAGAGGCAGACGCGCAGTGAGCAATAACTTCCCCGGTGGCCTCATCAGAAAAACACCCGTCACGCCCGCTGGCCCGTTCCAGAGCGGCGCGGCTCCCGGCATGTGGACGCTTGCCGAGGCCAGCTTCTGGACGAAGCAGGGGCTGTGGCCGATTGCGGGGAACATCCAGCCCGTAGTCGAGGACGTGTTTTCAACGTGGCTTTACACGGGCAACGGCAGCACACAGACCATCACCAACGGCATCAACCTGTCCGGTCAGGGCGGGATGGTTTGGCTAAAAACACGGTCAGTTGTTGACAGCAGTCAGGTATACGACACAGTTCGTGGGGCCACGAAGAACCTAAGTACAGCCAATACTAATGCTCAGGCTGACTACACGACCGCCTTAACATCTTTCACTTCTAGCGGGTTCACTCTTGGTGCTGGTTTTAGCGCAAATACAAACAACGTTACCTACGCCTCATGGACATTCCGCGAAGCGCCCAATTTCTTCGACGTGGTGACGTATACGGGGACGGGTGCTAACCGCACCATCGCGCACAATCTTGGCGTGGCTCCGGGCATGATCCTCGTCAAACGCACTGACGCTTCTGCTGACTGGCAGGTCTATCACCGCAGCAACGCCAACACGCAGTATATGGTGCTGAACAGCACGGCTGCGGTAGCCACTGGCGCGACACGCTGGAACAGCACAACACCGACCGCGACTGAGTTTAGTGTCGGCACTGACGCGACCGTCAACGCCTCTGGCGGCACCTACGTCGCCTACCTCTTCGCCCACGTCACCGCGTCGGACGGGTTCATTCAGTGCGGGTCGTTTACGACTGACGGGAGCGGTAATGCCACCGTGACGCTGGGTTGGGAACCGCAGTGGTTGACTCTAAAATCGTCAAGCAACACCCAAAACTGGTTCACTTTAGACCAGATGCGTGGCTTTGGCGTCGGAAACACAACATCTTGGCCATTTCTTTCTCCGAACCTTAGTGCGGCAGAAGACACAAATTCAGGGTGGGGCAGCACGGCGACCGGATTCACAATGTCTGGGTTCTTGCCAAGTGCCACCTACATCTACGTCGCCATCCGTCGCGGCCCGATGCGTACCCCGACGCTGGGGACGAGTGTGTTTTCGCCTGTCCCAGTTAATCTGTCGGGGAATCCTGCGATCCAGATAGTTACTGGATTCCCGATTGATATGTTTATATACAAGCAAATCACTAGTACTCAATCGAACTTTGTTTTTGACCGCTTGCGCGGGGGCAATCTTCGCTTGTTTACAAATACGACAGATAGTGAAACAAGCGGATTAATTACTTCGTATTACAACTTCGGTTTTGATTATAACGACAGGGTTGTTAACAAGAACCCTGGGCTTACTGATCCTTCTTATATTGCTTGGCTCTTCCGCCGCGCCCCCGGCTTCTTCGATGAGGTTTGCTATACACCGGCTGCGGTGACTGGAACCGCTGTGAAACACAATCTCGGCGTTGTTCCTGAGTTGGTTATCTCGAAATCCCGCACAGCGGGAACGGGGCCTTGGCTTGTCGCGCCTATTGTTTATGGCAATGGACAAAGGATGAGATTGAACACCGCAGATGCGAGCGCAATTCAATTTAATACTGGCTACCCTGCCACATCGACTGAAATATACGAAAACGCTCAGGTAGGAAATTTTCCTGCGGCCCCTTGGGTTGCCTACCTCTTCGCCAGCGCCCCCGGCGTGAGCAAGGTCGGCACTTACACAGGCAACGGCAGTAGCCAGACGATCAACTGCGCGTTCACAACGGGCGCACGGTTCGTGCTTATCAAGCGCACGGACAGCACGGGCGATTGGTATGTCTGGGATAGCGCACGCGGTATCGTCGCCGGCAACGACCCGTATCTGGCGCTGAACACAACGGCGGCGGAAGTGACAAGCAACGACAGCGTCGATACGGACAACACCGGCTTCATCGTCAATCAGGTCGCGGCGTCCAACATCAACGTCAACGCCGCCACCTACATCTTCTTGGCCATCGCGTAAGGAGGACCGGCATGACCGAACCGCCATGGCTTACTGAGGCCCGCAAGCATATTGGGCTACGGGAGATTCCCGGTAAGCGTCACAACCCTACGGTTGTGAACTGGGGTATTTCGCTTGGTGCTTGGTGGAAGGATGACGAGACGCCGTGGTGCGGAACCTTTGTCGCACACTGCCTTCGTTCTGCGGGACAGCCCGTACCTGCTGAGTGGTATCGTGCGCGGGCGTGGGGAGACTATGGTTCTTTGCTACGCCCCTCTCGGCTTGCACCCGGTGCCATCCTTGTCTTCTCGCGTGGAGGTAGCGGCCACGTAGGGTTTTACCTTGGCGAAGACCCGTTGTATTATCATATCCTCGGCGGCAATCAGCGGAACAGCGTAAACGCCATGCTGTTGGAAAAGCCGAGGTGTATTGCTACGCGTTGGCCACGAGGTGTCCCCGTGTACGGTGGCCCAGTACAGTTAAGCGGGGGCGTTGTTTCTACCAACGAAGCATAGGAGACTATATGATTGATTTCGTTCTGAATCGCTTGCGTGAGCCAAGCACCTACGCCGGCTTCGCCGGTCTGGCTGCCGCTGTCGGCATTGCTGAACCCCTGTATCAGGCCATTGCCGCTGTGGTTATGGCTGTTGCCGGGTTGGCTGCTATCTTCTTGTCCGAGAAGAAATAAAGTGAAGCTCCTTACGTCCCTGCTCAGCGTATTTGCCGCCATACTTACATGGTGGAAACAGCGGGCGCTCATTGAGCAGGGGCGTAAGGAAGCTGCATTGGACGCCGTCAAGGAGGTCGAATCCCGTGTCGAGAAAGCTGAAGTTGCTGTGGCTACTCCCGATCCTGTGCGCAACAAGCGCCTGCGTGACCGGTTCGACCGCGCCGCTGGTAATCAGTGATTACTGCCGTATAGCCAAACCTATTGGCTATGATTCCGCTAGGGATAGCGCAGCGACCATAAAAGATATAGAAGAGCACAACTCTAAGTGGGTATGCCTCTGCGAGGATGACTGCCCTGAAGGAATCCGGCGGTAGATGTTCGGCATTACACCCTTTGCTGCGGCACCGTTCGCCTCGCTTGGCACCGTAAACGCGGATGTCACTGTAACGGGTGTGAGCGGCAGCGGCTTCATTGGTACCGTTATTGCCGGTGTCATTGTCGTTGTTAGCCCCACAGGGGTGTCTGGCACAGGGCAGGTTGGTACTGCACAAGTTTCTGCTGCGGCTAATGTCGAAGTCACAGGCGTCCAAGGTACAGGCCAAATTGGCACAGTGCAGCCTACGTCGGCAGTCCGAGTAACCGGTGTCTCGGGTTCGGGCCAAGTCGGTAATGTCGTTGTCGATGCTGACGCTGCGGTCATTGAAGACGGTGTTGCGGGTACCGGCCAAATTGGTACGGTTCAAGTCCAAGCTAAGGCTACCGTAGTACTCCAAGGTGCGCAGGCCACCGGGCAGGTTGGTCAGGCTGATGCAGTTGCTGCTTCCGTGGTTGTTGAAGATGGCACTGCCGGCCTCGGCTTGCTGGGCACTCCGGTTATTACGGGTGATGCTAATATCCAGCCCACGGGCGTACAAGGCGCAGGACAAATCGGTGCCGTCAACGTACAGTCTGGTTACCGCGTCAATGGCATCCAAGCGACTGGTTCGGTAGGCAACGTAATTGTACAGATCAACAAAGCCGTAACCGTTACCGGAGTATCTGCAACTGGACGCGTGCAGACGGCGCTTGTTTGGGGTATTATCAACGACGCGCAGGACCCCAACTGGCAAGTTATACCGACGTAAGGACGCAACATGCCGAGTACATATAGCAACCTCAAAATCCAATTGATGGCCACGGGTGAGAACTCCACTACGTGGGGTGACGTCACTAACACCAACCTTGGCACTGCCATTGAGGAGGCTATTGCTGGCTCTGCCGATGTGACGTTTGCCAGCGGCGATGTTACTCTGACCCTGTCGGACACCAACGGGACGCAGACCGCGCGCAATATGCGGCTCAACTTGATCGGGACGACTGGGGGTGTCACGCGCAACCTCATCGTGCCGTCCATCGAGAAAGCCTATATTGTCAACAACACCTGCGGCGATGCCGTGGTGGTCAAGACTACTGCGGGCACCGGCATCACCGTCCCTGCCGGTAAGACTACATGGGTCTTCACCAACGCCACTAACGTCGTAGATATTGTCACCCACCTCACGTCGCTGACGCTTGGCTCGGCGCTCCCGGTCGCTTCGGGCGGCACAGGGTCCACTTCGGGTAATGCCTCGGCGCTCACTGGCTTCAACGCCTCCAACGTCTCATCAGGTACTCTGGCGGTTAGCTTTGGTGGTACCGGTGCCAACGCTGCTCCTACGGCGCGAGTCAATCTTCTGCCGTCTTATGGCGGCAACGCTGGTAAGCTCCTTGCGCTGAACGCGGGCGCTACGGATGTCGAGTGGATTTCGGCTGGCGGCGCAGGCACGGTCACCTCAGTCAACGCAAGCACGGCAATCAGCGGGCTGTCCTTCTCCGGTGGTCCCGTCACTTCTGCCGGCACTCTGACCCTTAGCGGTACTCTCGGCGTCCAAGGTGGGGGCACTGGCACCACATCGCTTACTTCAGGTGCGGTCCTGATCGGTGCTGGCACATCGGCTGTTACGTCAGTGTCCCCCGGCACTGCGGCTAACGTGCTTACGTCCAACGGCTCGGCTTGGGTCTCTCAGGCCCCGTCAGGTGGCGGCGCGGTGTCTAGCGTCACGGGTTCTGGCTCGGGTATCTCGGTCAGCCCCACAACCGGCGCAGTGGTCGTTAGCAACACAGGCGTCACCAGCATCGTCGCTGGCACAAACGTAACCATCTCAGGTGCTACGGGCGCAGTTACCATCAACGCCACGGGTGGCGGCGGTTCCGGCACGTTCTCGGCCAACGACGGCTCAGTTTCTGCCCCGTCGATCTTCTTTACCGGCGCAACAAATATGGGCATGTACCGGGCCGGAACCTCGATTAACTTTGCCGCTGGCGGAGTAAACGTATTTGCTGCCACGTCTACTCAAACTCAAATTTCAGCTAACAATACGCAACGTATTCTATGCGACGCCACTGGGTCAAGTTTGTCTGGGACTATAGTATTTAGTACCTCTTCCACGCCGGCCAGTGCGTCAGCTACTGGGACCGCAGGAACGATTACTTGGGACAGCAACTATATTTATGTGTGTACCGCTACTAACACATGGAAGCGTGTAGCAATCGCTACATGGTAAGGTAAGCTTAATGCCCCTATCCAAACTTCAATTCCGGCCCGGTGTAAACCGCGACCAGACCAACTACTCCAACGAGGGTGGTTGGTTTGCTTGTGACAAAATCCGGTTCCGCTCCGGGTACCCGGAAAAGATTGGAGGCTGGGTCAAATCTACGCCGACACCGTTTGCTGGCGTGTGCCGCAATATGTGGAACTGGGTTACCACGTTCTCGGATAACCTGCTGTCACTGGGGACGAACGCCAAGCTCTACATCGAGGCCGGTGGTAACTATTACGACATCACGCCGCTCCGCTCGGTCAGCCCAACGCTGACGACGCCCAGCACGGACAACTGCATCCAGACGAGCACCACTGCACCTACGACGATAACGGTAGTTATTCCCGCCGGGCACGGAACGCAGACCGGCAACTATGTAACCATCTCCGGCGTCGTGGGTCCTGTTGGTGGCGTGGCTGCTAGCCAGATCAACGGCAATCATAAAGTCACTGTGCTGAGTTCATCGACGTTCACTTTCCCCATCACGGGTCCGGTCACGTCCAACTCCGCTGGGGGCGGCGGTACGGCTATCAGCATCAGCTTTGAGATCGACACCGGCAATCCAGTTCCGCTCAATGGCTACGGCTGGGGTACTGGCACGTGGGGCCGCTCTGGTTGGGGTCTTGGCTCTACAAGTCCGGTATCGCAGCCCCAGCGCGACTGGTGGATGGACAACTTCGACAACGACCTTGTAGCTAACATCCGCAACGGCGCGCCATACATCTGGCAGCGTGGGTCTACCGTTGATCCGGGCGCGGCTCTGAGCACGCGGGCTATTACGCTTCAGGCGTACGCCACTGCCAATAGTTATGTTGCCAATGACGTGCCGGTCAAAGTTATGCAACTGCTGGTCTCACAGCAGGATAAGCATCTCATCGCCTTTGGCGCAGTGCCCTTTGGTAGCACAAATGCGAACGACTTCGACCCCATGCTTATCCGTTGGGCTTCGCAGGATGCGCCGGGTAACTGGACCCCTACCGTTACTAATACCGCTGGTGACCTGCGTATCTCGCGCGGTTCGCGCATCGTTCGCGCACTACCTACTCGGCAGGAAATCCTCGTTTGGACGGATAGCCACCTCTACACCCTCCAGTTCCTTGGCACGACTGACGTGTTCGGTCTGCAAGAGTACGCAGACAACATCTCGATTGCCTCGCCCCGTGCCGTGGCAACGGCGTCTAACATCACCTACTGGATGGGTCAGGACAAGTTCTACGCCTACACCGGTCGCGTCGAGACGCTGCCCTGTACCCTGCGCAACCACGTCTTCCAGAACCTCAACTTCGCGCAGGCGGAACAGATTATCTCCGGTACAAACGAGCAATGGAACGAGGTCTGGTGGTTCTACCCGACCGCCGACTCCGAAGTAAATAACGCTTATGTCGTGTACAACCACCTTGATAGGCTCTGGTACTACGGGAGCATCGACCGCACGGCATGGCTGGACACAGCCCTACGCCGCTACCCGCAGGCAGCAAACACTCCCGTGGCCGTAAACAACCTTGGCGACGTGACGGTAGGCAACGGATATCTGTACAGCCATGAGAACGGTCTCGACGATGATGGCGCTGCCTTGTCGGCTTATATCGAGTCTTCTGACTTTGACCTTGGCGAAGGCGACCAGTTTATGCTGACCCGCCGTATGCTGCCCGACGTGAACTTTGATGACTCTACGGCCAACACCCCAGAGGTGACTTTGGAAGTGCGGACGCGTAACTTCCCCGGCTCCAGCCTCTCAAACAACCCCAGCGATGCTAAGCTGGTAATGCGGACCACGGTCGATACGTACACCGAGCAGGTCTTTGTTCGGGCACGTGCAAGGCAGATGGCGCTTAAAGTCATATCCGACCAGCTTGGGGTTCAGTGGCAGCTTGGTGCGCCGCGTCTTGATATGCGCGAAGATGGTCGGCGTTAATGGCTCTAACTAAGTTCCGTGCGGCTCCGCTGCCCAACCCACCTCCGGAGTACGACCCCCACTATATACGACAGCTTATCCGCGTGCTGGAGACTTACTTCTCCCAGTTGGATTCGCTCGCCCCTAACCAAGCGGAGTCCTACCGGGCTGATAATTTTTATGGCGGTACCCTTGATGGTATCTTCGCTGCACGGCAAGTGACTACAACCCAGAAGAACGCCCTAACGCCGCAGGCTGGCTGGGTAGTTTTTGACACTACGTTAGGTAAGCTGTCCGTCTACAACGGCACAAACTGGCAAACGATAACGTCAACCTAGAAACTTTGGACAAATCGGTAGCGTCAGTGTAAGTACGAGATAGCGCTCAAGGATCAGATTATGCAGGTTTTGGACGTTCAGCAATCTAGCCCCACGCCGTACACCCCCGCAGGGGGCACGTACAATAACAACCCGGTCCCCGGTGCTGGCGGCTTGCCGTCTCTTTCTGGCCTTAACAACCGCATGAACCCCATGGCGCAGGAGCTTCAGGGTCGGGGCCGCAACGGCGACTCCATGCTGGTGCACATGACTCCCGACGAAGTCGGCGGTCTCCAAAGTCTTGCCATGGCTATGGGCGGTTCGCTCTCCATCAACCCCGACACTGGCCTGCCGGAAGCTAACATCCTCAAGAAACTCCTTCCGGTGCTGCTGGGTGTGGGTTTGAACTTCGCCCTTCCGGGCGCGGGCCTTGTCGCTTCTCTGGGCGGCAAAGCCGCTACTGCTGGTCTCCTAGTGGGCGCAGGTCAGACCGCGCTTACCGGCGATATTAACAAAGGTCTTATGGCCGGTCTCGGCGCGTTTGGTGGCGCTTCACTTGGCGGGGCACTGGCAGGGAAGAGTGCCGCTGCGGCAGCGGCTCCATCAGGTGCTGCTACGGCAAAAACTGCTGCGGCTAATATCCTACCGGGCGACGAAATTGCTATGAGGGCGCTAGAGGCAAAGACGCAGGCGGCGTCTAACCTCCTGCCGGGCGATATGCTCGCTGAACAACTTGCTTCTCAAGCCACATCTCTACCCATTCCGGGCGATATGCTCGCTGAGCAACTCGCTTCTCAAGCCGCTCCCGCCGCCGGTGGTCTTGGTGTCACAGCTCCAGCAGCCAAGACGGGCCTTGCTGGGTTCGGCCAGCAATTTGGTCAAGCTGCCCGTGGTACAATGACTGGGCTCCCCGCCAAAGCCGCTCCCTACGCTGCTGGTCTGGGTCTTTATGGCGGGCTTAGTGACGCCATGCAGCCCACCATGCTCCCGCTGGAGGAAGAAGAGTCAAACTACGAAGGGCCGTATCTGTCTCAGCCGCGTAGGTTGACCCCGCGCGAGTCGGGTTCCGGCGGTGAGGTTGTCTTCTTCGACCAAGTGAACCCGTACCCCGGCTTCTTGACCCGTGAAGGGCGAATCCCCACTGGGTACGCTGAAGGCGGTCAGGCGTCGTCGCGTCCGTTGACCCATGAACAGTTAATCTCGACCGGTTACACAGACCCGGCTACCGGTGTTCAGTCTCAGCTTCAGGCCAGCAACCTTTCGAGCCTGATAGGCGGGCGTTCTAACCTCGGCGGCGTCGAGTATATCGTCAACGATCTCGGTAAGTGGGTACCTTACACAGCCCCTGCTCCCACTGCCGATACTTCTGCGCCGGCTCCGACTGCTCCGCCTCCGACTGCTCCGCGCCCGCAGGGTCCGCCTCCTATGATTGCTCCTCCCCCGCCTCCGGGTCAGACTGGTCAAACTGGTCAGGCTCCCATGGGTATCGGTGCGCGAGCTGCTGCGGCGCTGCCTGAGCTTATCTCTTACTTCCAGACATCGCCCGGTCCCATCACGGCTTCGCGCACCTATCCGGGCGGCTCTCCGTCTGAGCGCATCCGGGCCAATATCCGTGGTGGCGCTGCCGGCCCTCGTAGTGAGGCAGACTTTGGTTTTGCAAAGTCCTCTTCACTTGCTCCAAACTCACCGGTTGGCGGACCTGCGCCGATGGATATCAACGACATCATCCGTACTATTTCTGGTGGCGGCGGTGGCGGTTTCACCGGTAGCTATGACCCAGCAATGATCCTCCGCGAAGATTCTAACTCCTTCGCCCGTGGCGGCGACGTAAATATGAAGGATGGCTCCTTTGTCGTCGATGCGCGCACGGTTTCGGAAATGGGTAACGGCAGCAGCAATGCTGGCATCGAGCGTCTTGCTGCTATGGGCGGTCGCCCTGTTCGTGGCGGTGGGGATGGTGTTAGTGATTCTGTCCGCGCTCGTATCGGTGGCCGTCAAGAAGCCCGTGTGGCGCGCGACGAGGTGATCTTCTCTCCGGAAGCTGTTGCCCGTGTCGGCGGCGGTAACCATAGCAAGGGCACCAAGAAGCTCTACGCTCTTATGGATAGAGCCCACAAGGCTCGCAAGAAAGCTGGCCGGGGTCAGGACACCAAGGTTGCCAAGGGGCTGGGGGGTCTAGCGTGAGCGAAGTCCTCGTCTCTGCTGTCCCCACGGAGCATGTCTCGGCTCTTTGGCCGGTAGTGGAAAACTATGTAGCCTCCGCAGTTGGGCACACGCGCGGCTGCTACAACCCGGAGGACGTCTACCAGCAGTTGCTGGGCGGTACTCACCATCTCTGGATTGCGTTTGAGGGCACGGACATTAAAGGCTGCGTAGTTACGCAAGTCTTGCAGTACCCACGGAAGAAAGTGCTGGGCTGCTATATGGCCGGGGGTACGGATTTCGCATCATGGAAAACATCCATGATGGCGCTTCTCTCAAAATTTGCTATAGACAACGACTGCGAGTGCTTTGAGGCTACAGGACGCCCCGGCTGGCTGCGGATGTTTAAGAACGAAGGTTGTGAAGTGGTGTGGCAGACGTGCCAGCTTCCTATCACTAGGAGTTAACTATGGCGGGTTCTAGTCAACCTACGCAGCAAGAGCAGAAGGTAACGCAGACCAATCTGCCGGACTACGCAAAGCCGTATTTCGAGAACCTACTGGGTCGCGGGCAAGGGCAGCTAAATCAAGAATATACGCCTTATCCCTACGAGCGTATTGCTGGCTTCACTCCGGCGCAGGAACAAGTCCAGCAGAACGTCCTTGGCTTGGGTGCTCCCAACCAGTTTGCGATGGGGTCGGGTCTTGCCGCTGCCGCTGGCCAAGGGTCGCTGCTTGCCAGTGATTACGCGCCGGGTCAGTTCAACGCACAACAGATTACGGCGGGACAGGTCAACGCGCCATCTATGCGCGCTGCGCAGACTTCCTTCGGGTCTGGGCCTCTCGAACAGTTTCGGATGGCTGCTCCAGAGCGGTTTGGGCAGGCGCAAGCTCAAGAGTATATGTCACCGTACATCCGCAACGTGCTGGATGTGCAGAAGCGCGAAGCTATCCGAGATGCGCAAAAGGGACAGGTAGCTCAGGACCTTGGTGCGGCTCGTCAGGGCACCTATGGTGGTAGTCGCCAGTTGCTGGCGGGTATTGAGCGCGAACGTAATCTCGGCCAGCAGCTGGGTGATATCGAATCCCGTGGTTTGCAGTCGGCGTTTGAGAACGCGCAGAGCCAGTTTGAGCGCGACCGTGGCGCGGGCATGACCGCTGGGCAGCAGAACTTGGGAGCCGCTCTTCAACAGCAGCAGCTGGGCACTCAAACGGGCCTTCAGGCGGCGCTGGCTAACCTTACGTCTGCACAACAGTCGAACGTGCAAAACCTCGCTGCGCAGCTCCAGACCCAAGGTCTAAACGCTGAACAGTCAATGCGCGCTGCGCTGGCTAACCAGCAATCTAATCTTGAAGCTCAGCGCCTTGGTGAGCAGTCCCGTCAGTTCGGTTCGCAGCAGGGGCTGGCTGGTCTTGCGCAGGCTGGTCAGATGGGTCAGACACTGGGTAATCTCGGTCAGTATCAGCAGCAGGCTGATCTCCAGCGGCTTCAGGCGCAGGCAGGGGCGGCGGGCGAAGTCCGTGGTCTGGAGCAACAATACCTCGACCAGATGTACGGCGACTTCCTGCGTCAGCGCGATTTCCCGATGGAGCAGCTTGGGCAGTTCAGCAGCCTCCTGCGCGGTTTGCCGATGCAGCTTAATTCGACTCAAACGGCCTATGCTACGCCGCCGTCGTTTGCTTCACAGGCTATCGGTGCCGGTCTCGGCGGCCTTAGCTTGGCCCGCTTGGCTGGTGGCCCGTAAGGAGTATTAGATGCCCAAACCGTTCAGCATTCAGTCTCCTGAAGCGATTGCCAAGGAATACGGCGGTAACAAGCAGAAGATCGCGCAAGCGATGCAGATGGGGCTTGTCGACCCCACTGCGGGTACCCTTGCGGGTATGTTCATTGACCGTATGCGCGGCGCGCAGATGCAGGAAGGCGCTCAACAGCCGTCCGTAGCACAGCAGGTCTTTGCTCCTCCGGCTCCGCCTGCCCCGATGGGTGCTCCGCCTATGGGCGGTATGCCGCCCGGTGCTCCTCCGATGGGTGCTCCGCCTATGGGCGGTATGCCGCCCGGTGCTCCTCCGATGGGTGCGCCTCCGATGGGCATGGCTGACGGCGGCCTCGCTGCGCTTCCCATCTCCGAGAGCATGTTCGACGAGCCCGTGGACGGTGGGTATGCCGATGGCGGCATCGTGGCTTTCGCGGATGGTGGGCCGACCAATTTTTACGGGATGTCCACAGACATCGGTGCTAACCTTGGCATGTTGCAGGATCGCCTCAAGCCGGAGACGGAGTTCACCGAACGTGAAGCTCAGTATGTCCGAGACACGCTATCACCTGAAGCCCAGAAGAAGCGCCGCGACGAGGACAAGTATTTTGCGCTTGCGCAGTTGGGCGCTGCCATGGCGAGCACTCCGGGTAGTCTGCTACAGGCATTTGGTGCGGGTGTTGGTAAAGCTCTCCCCGGACTTCAGGAAGGAGCCAAAGCACGTCGGGCCGAAGAGCGTGAGGCTATCAGCGTAGGCGCACAGCGTGAGCTTGGACGTAACAAAGAGCAGCGTGAGTTGCTCAACACCGGTTTGGGCATGGTGGAGAAGGCCGGCGGCTTTGCTGAAGCCGCTAAGACCCGTGAGTTCCAAGATAAATGGAACCGCATGGACGATAAGACCCGGCGCGACCTTGGCTATCTTACGGCTAGCACGCAGCTTAAAGTGGCGCGTGAACGCACCGCCGGTATCGCTGACTACCAGAAGAAAGAGTCTGACAAGGTGGCACGCGCGGAGCAAGCGGCGCGTGTCAAGTTAGCGGGTAGCGCGGCTCAGATGGCGGCGGCGGAGTTGCAGAAAAATACTAAATATCTGAGGGCCGTCCGGGAGGGTAGGGGAGAGGACGCTCGCAAACTTCTTAACGCCACCTCGGCGCGCATCTTCAACGACATGCTGGCTAACGCTGGTATTGATGAGGCTGGCGGATTGGCGGGTTCAGGTGTTATAGACTTTGATGACCTGAACCCCTCCGCTGATTAAGAGGTAATCGTGCCCGACGTCCGGATGCCTAACGGTACCATTATTCGCGGCGTACCTGATGGGGTTTCGCGGGATGATTTGCTTCGCCGCCTACAGGGCAGCGGATACGACACAAAAGCGCTTCTTGGGCCGCCTGTTGCCTCAGAAGCCGAGGTGCCGCAAGCACCAGAAGAACCCCAAGAAGAACTCGGCTTCTTTGGTGCGCTGAAACGCGGTTTCACCACGCTGGGTGATGTGCCGGAAGCCTTTGGTTTTGCCACGGGTAAGGAAGGTGCGCGCGAGGAGCTGGTCAAGGCGCAGGAAGGCGAAGAGAAGCGAGCCGAAGGGTTTGGTCTGGATAAGACGCTAGGTGAGAACGTACAGGCGCTCAAGGAGCTGGCCGGCGAGTCTCTTGGCTTTATGGGGGCCCCGCTTGCTGCGGGCGCTGCTGGCTCTCTTGCCGGCGGACCTATTGGTGGGGGTATCGCAGCCGCCGCTACGCTTCTTTCCCAGTACGGTGTCCAGAACTTGGCCCGTCAGGCTCAGGAAGACAAGGCGCGGGAGGAGCGCGGCGAAGCTCCACTGGGTCCTATGCCCGGTCGCGCTGCCGCTGCCGCTGTGGGTCAAGCCGGTCTAGATGTCGCTGGTTTTGCACTCCCTGTATTGCGCCCAGTGGCTGCGGCGTTCCCGTTCCTTCGCCCGCTTATCGGTATTGGAGGTAAAAAGGCAGCGGCGGAAACGGCTGAAGCTATCGTCGGGGCAGCGGCCAAGAATCAGCTCACCATCAAGGGTGGCATTGCCCGTGGTATCGCGCAGGGGGTGGCGTTCGAAATCCCCCAAGAAACGGCACAGACGGTGCTGGAGCGGTGGCAAGCTAAGCTCCCCCTCGATGACGACTCCGCAATTGAGGAGTATAAGCAAGCGGCTATCGGTGCGGCTGTCCTCGGCGGTGGCTTCGGTGGTATCGGCGGCGGTGTAAATGTTGTGCGGGAGCGCGCCGGCGAAGCCAAAGAGGCTAAAGCGCTGGAAGCGGCGGCGGGACTTGAGCGGAGTACCCCTGAAGAAAAAGCTAGGTTTGAGTCCTTGCTGACGGCTGCGGTAAACGAGTATGCCAACGCGAACCCGAGCACTCCCCCGGCTGATATCTTTAAGGCGCTGCGGGACGACGGCACCATCCGTTCCCTAGGCAATCAGGCGAGGGCAAATGTCGAAGCGACGCAAGCGCAGGCGGAAGCGGGAGCAGGACTGGATGGAGGAGCAGGTCAACCTGACGTGGATGTCGCTGGAGCAGCTGGGGCAGGCGTTCCACCTGCTGGCGCTGCCGCGACCACCGGAGAAGCTACCCAAACCGTTCCACAAACTGAACCCGTCGGAATGGCTGGCACTGGAGAGCCTGCTGGTGTTGCTACTGGCGCAGAAGCGAGACCAGACGGTACACTGACGCCGGAGGCGACTGCATCCGAAACGCAGGCCGCCGAAGACTTTTACCCAGACCTGATGCCGGCCTACATGGCTGAAACCAGCGTAGCTAAGCAGCGCGCCCTAGCCCCGGTGGTAGCTAATATTTTTTCGAAGCTGACCGGGCTTGAGGGGTTCAACTCCCCCAAGATCAAAGCGCTGCCGGAGAACATCCAGAAGGCGTATAACGCCACGGTTGCGGCTGTCCTTAATGGCGTGAAGCCCGGATACAAGGGAAAAGTCATCAACCCTGAAACAATCGCTCAGCAGAAAATGGCTGAGTTCAATGTCACGCTACCCGAAGTAGCTACGCAAGCTGCGCCTGAAGTTGCGCCTGCCGAGACGGCTGCGCCGCCTACATATACGTACGCAGACCTAGTAGCAGAAGCTGATTCGCTTGTAGCGCCAGACCCAGAGTTGGTTCTTCCGGGCCAGCTAACTGCCCAGCAGTTCCAGCAGTTCAGTATCCAAGCGGAGCAGATGCCCGCGCTGGCAGAGCAAGGCGTAGAAGTACCTAGCGCCTTCGAATTGCGGCAAGACCTGTACAAGGTGGCTGGACGCGAAGCGCCGCCATTGGCAGCTCCGACTGCGCCTGAGCCAGCGGCTGCTGAAGAATATGACCCAGAGACCCTCGCTGCGGCTACTGCGCAGGCACCGAGCGTATGGGCCACGCTGAGCAAGCAGGTGGAAGGCAAGCCGCCAGCTGCATGGGATACACTGGAAGAAGAGGCGCAAGACGAGTTCATCGCCGCCATTGCTAATACTCCGGTTGACGCAACGCCCGTTGCTCGGGTCAAAGCTATCCGTCCTGTCTTTGACGCTATCCGTACCGGTAAGCCCATCCCGAAGGCTGCCGCTGCTCCCGCCGCTGCGGCTGCACCTGCGCCCGAGCCGCAAATCACAGTTGAAGCTGAGCCCGCTCCCAAGGCAGGCGGCGCTGGTAAGCCGCCGAAGCCGCCGAAACCACCAAAGCCGCCTATTGGCGCTGCTCCGGAGCCCGGTCCGAAACCCAAAAAGCCCCGCGTCATCAAGATCAATCAGGCCAAACTCAAGTGGGCCATGCGTGAGGCTGGGCTGCTGCAACGGCGCGACAACGTCTTCCGTAAGAAACTACTGCGGAGTAAAAATACCCATCAGCTGAGCGACAGCGTTGGTGAAATGTTCTTTGGTTCCCGTGCTTATCAGGGGCCGATGAATTTGCTGCGCGCTTTGCGCGATAGCCTGACGCCGCAGGCCAAGAGAGCCATGCTGCCGTTCCTTCCCACCGACGACATTACCCGGTGGGTGGGGGATCGTCTCAAGAACGTAGCGGTCATCAACAAGCTGATCGACGACATGACGGTCTACCGCAACAAGCGCCTTGAGAAGACGAGCGCCATCCAGAACAAGTGGATGAAGTTCACGACGGCTTTCCCCAAGGGGGCCGACATCCTCAACGCGCTTACCAAGCTGGCTGACTTCCACGACGTCGACCCGACGCTGGCCGCTACGCCAGAAGAATATGCCAAGAGCGACCCTGAGATGAAGCGGCTCATCAAGGAGAACGCGTCCAAGGCCAGACGTGACAATCGACAGGACGCCATCGACGAGGTCTATGCCGCGAAGCGCCAGCTCATGCAGCGTGAGAACGGTAGTGGTGCAGGGTTGGAAATCTTCAAGCTGGCTAAGGACGCATACCGCCGCAACCTGATCGACTCCTATATCCTGACCCTGAACCGCATCACAGGGGCAAGTTTGAGCGCCGAAGCCGAGAAGATAGCAGTTTCTAGTATAAAGTACATGTACAAGGAGGCGCTTGCCCGCCGAGTCTACTTCCCAACCATGCGCTATGGCCGCTTCTGGATGAGCGTTGGTAAAGGGAAAAACGTCGAGTACTACATGTTCGAGAGCGCGTTTGAGCGCGACATGGCCTTTACCCAGCGAAAGCGCGACATGGAGGCAGAAAACGACCCGCGCGATATGGACAGGGGTAATGACTACAAGGAAGTCACGGACTACCTGACAAAGGGTAATGACGCCAGTGCGGCCTTGAAAGAAGTCTTTAACCAGCTGGACTCTGGCAATTTAGAGGACACCGCGCAGCTAAAAGACACTGTCTTCCAGATGTATCTGCTTGCTCTCCCAGAAGGTGATATGCGTAAGCGGTTTAGCCACCGCCGCTACGTCACCGGCTTTGGCACGGATGCCCTGCGCGACTTTGCTAACTCACAGAGCCGGGCTGCTAGCCAGCTGGCGCGGTTGTCCTACGCCCACCAAGTTCGGAGCGCGAAAACGGCGCTTGAGGGTGAAATTAAGGGTGCGCCTGACCGTGTCGGTATGGAGCCCTTTGTAAACGAGATATCTAAGCGGGCAGATGCTGAAATCGACCCGCCGGTCCGTGGCGGCTTCTACGGCCTGCTCGATAAGTTTGCTGGGCTAGGTAACAAGTTCGTCTTCCTGTGGATGCTGACATCGCCCAAGTCGGCGCTGATCCAAGCTACGCAGCTGCACACGGTAGGCTTGCCGGTCTTGTCGGACGAGTTCGGCTTCCGCAAGGTTATGGACATCGCTGGGCGCTACAGCATGGACATTATCCTCGGCAACAAGCTGGCTATCCATCGCAAGGACAACAACGGCGACATCATCACCGAGTTCAACGTCAACATGCGTGATGCCAAGTTCATGCAGGACTTGGCTAAGTCAGACCCGCAGAAGCACAAGCTGCTACTGGAAGCTTACGACTACGCCGACCAGCGGGGGACCTTTGCGTCCACGTTCATCAGTGACCTGAACGAAACGGCTTCGCGCCCCACCAAGGTAGGCACCGTCAAGTCGGCGCTGAAGGAAGGCGATGTGCTGTCCGCTGCCAAGCAGGGCGGCGATGCCATGATGCAGTTTATGTCCGCTGGCTTCCACCAGATGGAGAATATGAACCGCCAGATCATGTACATGACCAGCTTCGAGCTGGCGTACGAGCAGGCGAAAAAGAGCGGCATGAGCGATGCCGCTGCCAAGGAGAAGGCCATGGAGCGCGCACTGAAGGTGACGCGCGAGACCATGTTCAACTACAGCAACTACAACAAGCCTCGCGCTTTCAAGAACCCGGCTGGGCGTGTTGCCTTCCAGTTCATGACCTACCCAGTCATGATGACCTCCTACCTTGTGCGTAACGCCAAGAACATGCTGCCCCTAATCGGCAACCCGGAAGGGAAGATGAGCGCAGCCAAGCGGCTGTTCGGTACCCTTGGTATGACGGCGATGTACGCAGGTATGACCGGCTTGCCGCTGTATGGTGTGTTCATGATGGCGGCTGAAGCTGCGCGCGAGATGCTGCGCGATGACGACGACTTCGCTCCTTACGAAGACGATAAGGGTAACCCAGTAGGTAAGGTCGACCTGAAGTATTGGTTTGAGAACAGCTGGCTGCCAGAGACTTTTGGTCCGGACAGCAGCATAGCCAAAACGCTTGGCCTCCCTCCTGAGCTGGCGGTGCTGCTGGAGCGCAGCGTCAAGTTCGGCCCTATCTCGGCCCTTAGTGATATGAACCTCGCCGCCTCTACGTCGCTGAACGACCTGTTCTTCCGTGGCGATATCAAAGCCGACAACTTGGAAGGCCAGTTCAAGGAGATACTCTACAACCAGATGATGGGCCCGCTGGGCGGCCTTATCAGTAACATGACTCGTGGAGTGCAGCTGTACGAAGAAGGTGAGACGACCCGCGCCATGGAGCTTATGCTGCCTGCGTTCGTCAAGGGCGGTGTGCGCGCCTCGCGTCTGAGCGACGAAGGTCTGAAGACCATCGACGGGAAAGTCCTCAAGGACGCAGACTTCTTCACCGAAGGTAAACTTTTCAACCAAGTCCTTGGCTTCGGTAGCACCGAGACCTACGAGATGCAGAAGCAGAACTTCGAGGGTAAGCAGCTCATCGACGAGATTAAGGCGGAGCGCCAAAGCATCATCCAGACGGTTAAAAACGCGGAACTCCGTAGCCTCGACAATCCTACGGAAGCCAACCTTAAGGCTGTGGACCGCGCTTACCGAGAACTAGAGGTGTTCGACAACAAGTTCCCGCTGTCACCCGTGGGTGGTGATACCATCGGCACCGCCATTTCGAACGCGCTGGAGGAGCAGGCCGGCAGCATTGGCGGGTCGGAGATTGAACCGGAATATCCGGTCATGGCCGACGTCCAAGACCGGCGTATCAACCGAGGCAAATAAAAAACCCCCGGCTGGCTGGAGGGAACCAGCCGGGGGAATATGCAACCACAGACGGAAGGAGCAAACTTCCGGCTCCGTTATTATCTTAGAGCCTCCAGAGACGCAACCCCTTTATGTTGTTATGCGTCTCTCCTCGAACGAATACGGTCACTCTCAGACGTTTCGCCTCTTGGTAGACGCCTTCCTTGCTCCCCTTGATATCCAAGCAGGGGATGAACACCGAGTGACCCTTAGGGAAGGTGCCCCAGTCGATATCATAAAAGACGCCCTCAACTTTCATTGGGCTGCGTGTATATATCCAAGTCGAGCGTCTCGTCGTCGATCTTCAGCCACAGGCAGTGGACCCCGTCCACCGTAATATTGGTGCCCTTGGCCAAGCGGTACGTCTCGTTGTTTATCAGGCGACCACTCTCCCGCAGCTTGCGCGTCGTCTCCGAGTAGCTGATCTGGAACCGCACACAATATTCTTTGAACTGCTTGACCGAGATGTACATCATCTTGGTGTTGGGCTCGATGCGCACCAGCAGCTCACCCTTCGGTTCGCGCTTGGGAAGCGGCCTAGTCTTGCTTCGGGCATCGCCGTTGTCGATAACCAAGATATTCTGTATACTCCGATACAGGTAGTCGCCCAGAACCTGCTCGACGTCGTTCAGCGGGGCTTCGGTATCTCCGCGCATAATATCAATTCGCTGACAGACCCACAGATAGATGCGCTTCAGGTCCCAGCCGATAAGGCCGCACTCTTTGGCGTAGATACCCCCGACGAGGTTGGCTGCGATGGTAGCCGACCAGAAACGCTCACGAGGAAGCAGCTTCAGTTCCCGGTCAATCTTGGCCTGTGTGCTCTCTAGTTTTGCCAGCACCTCTGGGAGCTTGGAGATTATGTAGCGGAGGTAGACAGGACCGGCGTGGCCGTAGTTTTCCAGCAACGCCATATCAAACATCTGCTTGCCGTACTCGGTGCCCACGGACTCAACGAGGCCGATGGGGTACTCGATCAGGCGCATCAACTCACCTTCTGGAGCGCGCTTTAATACGGACAGCTTTTCCGCAAACGAGGCGTTAGCCGTGGACACGGTGATGGTCTGCCATGTGGTGTTGTTCTCGCGCAGCTCGTTGGTGCCAGACACCATGCGCTCTTTACCCTTGCCGTTAGACAGGCCGTAAAGAAGCTCGGAGTATTCCTCCGGCGACATGTTGGTCAGCTCGTCCATGGTTGCCGGTAGGTTGTTAAGGATACCCACCCAGAGCAGTCGCCCGTTCATCGTGTCCTTCTGCGACAGACGCAGGTCCTTGGGGTGCCCGTAGACGCTGTTCACCAAGTGGAGCACGGTTGACTTACCCGTACCAGAGCGTGGGTTATACAGGTTGATGACCGCCCCCGTCTGATTGAGGAACTTCAGAAGCGGAGCGCCAAAGGCACTCAGCGCCGCAAACGCGTGGGGCTCCATACCCTTCGAGTCGAACAGGGCCGCTGCTTCCTTCCACTTGTCCAACGTACCCACCGGACCAATGAACTTAGCCAGCTTCTGCGTGGTCTTTGACGGCGGCGAATAGATATGCCCCGTTGCGGTAATCTCTTGATCTCCAATAACAAACCTGCTGTTACCTTCGACCCATCCAAATTGCTGCCTCATGATCTCTGCCTTATCTTTCTCTAGGCGCATATCCGCCGATGACATGATGTAGTCGTGTACTATGTTGGCCTTCTTGCCCCTGATGTAAGCACCGCCGTCCGACATTATCTTGCGGAACTCATCGAAGACCGAGATTTTCATCATTGGGAGTGTGAACTCCCGTATGCCGTCCGCAGGCAAGTGCAGACGTATAAGCACGTAGTCCTTATAGCTCCCGTCGACACGGTCAGTGACGCGCTTCACCACGTACAGATCGTAGGGGTAGATGCAGAAGGGGTCCGGTTGCTCCCCGGCCTCGTTCTTTTGTGGCATCACCCAGACGCCGCCGCCTTCGCCCCGGTAGTAGGGTTTGGGGTACGGAGGTATCTGGAACGTCTGGACCTCACCAGCTACTTCTTCCACCTTGATGTTGTTGGTGGCCCTCTTGGGGATTTTACCTAGGTCACGGGGGCCTAAGATTTTCCCAAAGTGTTTGCACCCCTCGCAGCGGTCAGGGTACATCGCCTTGTATCGGGCGCAGCTAGTCGCCTTCCGGATGGTGGCTACCTTCCTGTCCACCTCTTCCGGGTCGTACTGCGGGTAGTCCTTGGATATAAGGTGCACCGCCGTAGAGGCGTCCTCACACAACGCCGCCACAGACAAAGCGTAGAACCACTCGTTGTAGTCCGTGTCCGCTTGATTAGTGTAGGCATACGCCAGCTGAGCACAGCCGTCGCCGTTGGCGGTTCGCGCCATGATACGCTTGAAGTTGTAGCCCACCCCGTCCAGCATCGCCTGCTGTTGGGGAGGAGCCTTGTAGTCGGGGTCGAAGATAGACTTGGCCGGTGCCGGTGGCACCACGCCTAGCGTCTTGCAAAACTCCTCAAAGGCAATGGGCTCACCCTCATGGGCGACAGTGACGGGGACCTGCCCGTCACGCTTAAAGTTGAACGTGCCCGGTACGCGCAGGATGCGCGCCGACTCAAAGACCTTCTCATCTACGCGCATCCCTTGGGTGCGGCAGACCTCGCGCAACCGGCGCGCAGCGGGCTCCCATTGGTTAGGTGCTATCTCTTCTGTCAGCGCCCAGTAGACGTGCCAGCCATAGCCGGAGTCCACCAGTGTGGGGCGTGGAAGCCCTACGGTCCTACAGAAGCCTTGAAGCGCCTTGAGTCCCTGCTCTTGGGTGTCGTAGTCCTTGCCCGGTACGCAGTCGATATCCAACCAGAACGCCTTGAGCGCGCGGACGTTTTCCTGAGTCCTGCTGGTCGCTTCCTTGTACGTGGCTACTCCGAAGTAAACATCTCTGCCTCCCCGCAAAAAAGTTTCAATTGTTGCGTCCGCCTCTTCTCTGTCCGGGACAAGGTGCTGGCGCACGTGCCCGTTCTTGATGCCAACAATGGCGATATGGCCAGATGCAGGCTGGACGTGTTTTAACAGGTCGAAGTCCATCGGGCGTCACTCGTCGTTGCGGGAAAACCCGCCAACTCTGCTCTCATTGTGATCGTTAGTCGAGACTAGCTATGTACCGCTCAACCGCTGGCTGGTGCGCCTCTGACGGGTCGTATTCACCAGTGAACCAGTAGTAGATGGTCTGACGGGTAACCCCTAGGGCTCCGGCGACTTGCGTCACCGGGATGTTGCGCTCGATACAAGCTCGACCCAAGCGCACCCCTAGGCGGTTCTTATCCCCGTTCAGGATAGTCTCGGCTACATAAAGGCTGTAGCCTCGCATAGCTTATTCCCCGTCCTCGTCTTCTTCGTCCAACCATGCTGCCATGGCCTGCTTGAGCTCTGGCTTAGCGGTAACTTCAGCCGACGCCCGCTTGGGCGCAGCGCGCTTGGTGGGAGCTTCAGCCACAGGGGCTTCTTCCTCCTCATCGTCACCGAAGGGGTTACCAGCCGGAGCGGCAGGAGCGACCTTGGCCTCGATCATCTTGGGCTCGGCCTTGACCTTTGCACCACCCGCTTCGACAACGCTCAGGCCGACGTAACGCTTGGTCTCAGGGTCTTCCTGCGCAGCGTCAACGAAGCCAGCTTCAACGTCGGTCAGGTGACGCACAGGCTGGAACTTCAGCTTCATGGTGTCAGCATCAAGGTCGTACATCACACGGGTGACGACGGTATCCACAGCTTCGCTGTTGGCCAGCAAGAACTTCTTGTAGCTCTCGAACGGGTGGACGCTATCGACGCCCTTACCGAACAACGAGCCAGCCGGGATTTGCATCTGGTAGATTTCACCCGATGGGTCACCGGACACCAGCACCGCGATACGGCGCAGGTAGCGGCAGGCGCGCCCCTTGCCGTTCTCGCCAGAGCCTTCGACGTTCTTAGGGCAGGCGACGCAAGAGGAAGCCGGCTTACCGGCAGCCTTGGCGTCCGGGGTCTTGCCATCGTTGGACCAGCAGTCAGGCAGCGTAGCCTGCGCGTTGGGGTCATACTTGGAGCCGTAGAACTGGCGCGACGGTTCAGCCAGCATGTCAACGATGATGACGTCCAGCTGATGCGGGACAGCCTTGCCGATCTGCTCACCACCCACGATGCGCTTGAAGGTGCCGTTGGTGTTCAGGCCGATGCGGCGCAGGCTACCGCCGTTGCTACCCATCTTGTCCAGCAGCTTGGACTGCCGGCGTACGGTGGGGACGCTAGATGCGTCTGCGAAAATGGTCAGGTTGCTCATATTCATTCACCCTTTTTGCTAGGTTTGCGAACTTGGATTACGAACTTGCGGTCGAGCTGAAGGCCCATGGGCATCAGGTCTGGGTTCTCGTCCAGAAACTGCTGCATGTTACCGTTGTGGATACGCTTTTCGAGGACGAACGGGATGTTCTGCTCGACCACGAAGTTGTACATGGACTCCCAATCGTTAGTCCAGTAACGGGACTGAACACGCCGTGACACAGTACCCACAGGGGTCTTCACGCTGTCCAGATTGTGTTCGTTGCAGAACTCCAAGATAGCGGAAGAAATAACCTCAAGGCTCTTCTCCAGCTTCTCCATCTGCGCTTCAAACACTTCTTTACGCTTGGCGATGGTCTCGCGCACATTACGGTACGCTTCCACCATCTCCTCGATACTTACTGAGTCCGACATGGTTTGCTCCTTCGGTTGCCGGGGTATTGGATGTAGCAGTCTGATTAGATTGTGTCAAGTATATCATGATACAGGTCGATAAGTTTTTCGTGGTTGGTGATGTTGTTCCGGAGCATGGCGTACAGCCGCGACTCCACCTCGCTACCCTTGATGTGCACCACCGTCATGGCGTTCTTCTGCCCCGGTCGGTCGATGCGCGCGTTGGCTTGCAGGTAAGTCTCCACTGACGTGACCGGTGCGTACCAGATGATTGTGTCTGCCGCCGTAAGGGTAAGCCCGTGGCTGGCAGCCTGCGGCTGGATAACCAGCACCTTCGGGTCAGGGTCGTTCTGGAACTTGGTGACGATATCACTGCGGCGATTGACCGGCACCTTACCGCTAATGACGTCACAGGAGATGCCTTCCTTCTCCAGCCGGGTTACGAGCAGGTTGATGGTGTGCGTGAAGGGGACGAAGACCAGCACCTTGTTGCTTGTCTCGTTGATGACCTCCAGCACCGCAGTAAGCCGGTTGGACACGTCGAACTCAAGCACCTGCCCATCATCCGTGTAGACCGCGCCTCCGCTGATCTGGAGCAGCTTGTTGACCTTGGTCGCTGCGTTGACGGCGCTGACCTCCTCGCCCGCCGCCTCGATGAGCAGCTGGCTCTTGAGCTGATTGTAGTACTTCTTCTGCTGGGGGGTCAGGTCCACCTCTCGCTCGATGTGGGTGACGGGAGGCAGGTCAAGGCAGTCCTTCTTTGCGAACCGGATAGCCGGCTGAAGCACCTCATGCACGACCTTGCTTGCGTGGGGCTTGGGTGCCCACTTGAACTTGCTTATCGGCATCATGACGCTGTCGCGGAACGGGCCGAAGTACTTAGGGCACTTGGGTGTATCCAAGAGCCGCGCCAAGCCGTAGGCGTCTACTGGTGACTGAGCTGCGGGCGTACCCGTAAGCATCCACACCCGTGGGTTGAGCGCCTTCACGATCTTGTTGAGTATCTTCCAGCGGTTGGTCTGCGCGTTCTTATATGCAGACGCCTCGTCCACAACGATCAGGTCAAACCTACCCGCTATGATCTCGTCGATCACCGTGGCCACGCCGTCGAAGTTAATGATGACGAACTCAGCCCCAGCACGGAGGACCTTCTCGCGCTGCTTGGCGCTCCCGTATGCCACGCTACACGCACGGTGCATGGCAAACTTAAAGATGTCCTGCTGCCACGCCGACTTCATGATGGACAGCGGGCACAGCACAAGGACGCGCTTTATCAGCCCTTTCTTCATCAGGTAGTCGGACGCCCAGATGACGCTGGCGGTCTTACCCGTACCCTGCTCGTTGAAGCAGAACGCCCGATGGCGCAGCGACAGGAACGACGAAGTCGTCTTCTGGTGGTCGAAGGGGGTATAGCGTCCAGTCCACTTGTAGTCGCGCAATATGGGCGACGGGGGGTCAAACCCCAGCTGCGCCAGTGCCTCGGCTTCCTTGTGACCCCACTTGACCAGCACACCCTCGCTGGTGCTGGCGCTCTTTGTTACTACAGATGTAATAACAGACGGGTCATCGACGCTGACGAGCAGCGCCCTGTCTTCAACGATTTCCACTAGTTTGCTCCTAGTCTGTTACTTCGGGCGTTTGCGCTCTCGTGCGCTAACCTCCGACACGAGGTTGCCTTTACTATCACGCTTGAACGAGCGGTTCTTAGTCTTCGGCTCTACCCGCAGGCCGTCGCCGTTGTTGCCACCCTTATCAAACGCGCGGACGTGAGCGACATCCATGCCGTCGCCCTTCTTAACCTTGCCTTCCTTCGCAAGCTTCGCTCGGGCGGCGTTGCGCTTGGCCCGGTTCCGCTTCTGCACCAGCGTACCTTGATACTTCTCGTATTCCGCTTTGTAATCCCTAGCCACCCTCTACCTCCTTCGTCTCAAAGTACGGAGCCATCAGGGTGACGATGCGCCCCGTGGCAAGTGACTTCCCTTCTACCAAATCTGGCCACCTTTTGCTCGGCCCAATTATATGGGTAAGGTAGTACAGGTAGCCATGTTTGTTAGCCCTACTCTGGTGGTAATCATCGAGCTCCGACTTCAGGCTTAGCAGTTTCATCCGCGCCTCCGTGGTCGCCAGTGTTCGCAGGTCTCGACGGGACACCAGCCGCACAGCCCGCTGGGGTTGGCGTTCCACACCCCGTTCTCCTTGGCCGCCTCAAGCCGGTCCAGCTGGGTCTCAAACACACCCATGTAAGTGGGTAGGTGCTGGCGGTGGTGAATCTTCTTGGGCATCTCCTGACTGACAACGTACAACAGTGCGGAGTTGATGGTCTCCACCTCGGGGTAGTGGATGAAGATAGCCCCAGCCAGCAGGTCCAGCTGCTTCATATCGGCGTACTTGGCGTTTTTACCAGTCTTGTAGTCGACCAGCCACGCCTTGCTGCCATTGACGATGAGCAAGTCAGCGATACCCCGGTACCACACGTCCTTAGCGAAGAAGCCGCAGGGCTTCATGTCGCTCGTTACGCCTATCTTGATCTCAGCGTACTTGGTGCCATGCTTCTTCGCCAGCGGCTCAACAAAAGTTCGCATAAATGCAAACTTCTCAGGGATGGGTGTCCCCTTCGTGATAAACAACTCAGCCGCTTCGTGAACGGCGGTCCCATAGTCAGCAGCTTCCCCCGGCTCGTCCTTGACGTCCTTAACCACCTTGAGGTGGAAGTATTTCTTCGGGCACTGCTCGAAGGTTTTGATGCTGCTATAGGACCACGCGGTCATTATTTTTTGGCTTTCGTAAAACGACCCTTGCCATCACGTGTATCATTCTTACTGGCTTCGGCCAACGCCTTCTCTAGGGCAGCGGTGTCCTTTTTAAGGTCCTGATGCATTGCCCTGAGCCTGTCTAAACTGCTACCAAGCTCGTCAATTTCGCGCTCGTTTTCTTTGTTGATGAACTCAAGCTCTTCGATATGCTTCGTTAGCCTGATGTAGGTCTGCTCAGCCGCAGCCAGCTTCGCCTTCAGTTCGTCGATTTCACCCCACGGGTTGTACCAAGCCATAGTCTCTCTCCTTACCTTGCGTTGCCTTGGAGCCGGTCTGAGACCAGCTTTGCATAGCCGGCGATGTCGATCCAGCTATCTAGGTGCGACGGGTTACCCGTCAAAATACGACCAATCTTCGTGACAATCATATCGAGAGCCTGAAGCTGGTCTGGGTATAGCTGCGTATCCTCACGCACCATCGCATTGTGGATCACCTGCTTGAGCTTGATGGCGATGTCGGCGTTACGCATGAAGGTACCGTATTGCTCGGCCCGCTTGTTGAGGATTTTTTCAATCTGCTCTTCCGCGACTGGCTCCGGCGCTACGCGCTCTTTACCCTTACCGCTAGACAAGCTGTGAAGCAGCGCTAAGTGTTCCTCCGGCGACATGTTGGCCAGCTCGGACTTCGCTTCCGGGTAGTCACGCTCCGTCAGGGTTGCCTCTGCGTCTCTAAAGTACGCAGGCCGATCACGGTCCAGTATCTTGATCTGTTCTGCTCGGACTTTAGGGTCCAGTCCCTTAAGGTGTTCTGCGTGTTCTTTCGTAACCCGTCGCATCATCGGCGGGTGTTTGCTTACATACCTTGGGCGCACCACGTTGTCGTCGTTTTCTTCCGCCTTCTCTTCGGCCATCTGTTTCTTCAGTAGCCAGACGTAGCCCGGACTTACAGCCATGTGGTTAGTAATCTCCTTAGTGGAAAGACCCCTCCTAAGTAGTGTCTTCACGTCTTTCGCTTTGTTAGTCTTCGTCGTCATTTGCTTGCTCCTACTTGAGGTTGCCACCGGACTTTAGAATGTCACCATCGTAGGTGTACGTGCCGGTGTGGGTGAGACGGATGAACGGGTGGGCGTGGATTTTGCCGCCGTGCTTCCGCCAAAGTTCGCAAAAGTGATAATCCTCGGACAGCAACGCTCCGCTGTCGTCGATACTTGTTGCGAAAAACTCATGGGTCAGGGGCTTGGCATACTCCCCCTTCTCTGGGTCAAAGAACGACGATACCCGATAGGTGGGCACATGCGGAGCAAGCTCCTCAAAAACACGGCGTTTAATTAACATAAACCCTGTGCCACCGTGGCGTACCTCGATGAAGCCGTCTTCGTCTGTTTCTTGGTGGCTGTTGTCCACCATGTTGAACACAAACGCGCCAGCGTGGTCGTGCAGGTCGTCCTTACCTTCGCGCGCTGCCTTCTTGACGCTCTCCCAGTTCACTTCCTTCTTGGGGTAGATGCCGCACGCGATGTCCCTGTCTCCTGCTAGCAGCATAGCCACAGCGTTCTGATCGAAGCCAATGTCGGCGTCGATGAACATCAGGTAGTCGATCTCCTTCTCAAGGAAGACACGCGCCAGTTCGTTGCGGGCACGGGTGATGAGGCTCTCGTTGGTGATCTGGCACCAGAAGATATTCACCCCCACTTCGCGCATCTTGGCCATCGTGAAGAGCAAGCCCTGCACGTAAGCCCCAGTGCACATACCGCCGTACATGGGTGTCGCCACCATGATGCTGGGGATTTTGTAATCTGGGTCCACCGGCTTCACTTTCATTTCGTCAGTCACTTCGTTTGCTCCTTCTTATAGTCGTAGACCTGCCGTGCAGCGGCAGCGATGGTCACGCCAAAGTGCTTGGCGATGTCCTCAAAAGGCTTACCCTCTGCGTACATATCCCAAATCTCTTGTCGCTTTTCAGGCGTCCACCAGCCGGCAGGTTTGCGCGGGCGACTGACAATGTTTTTCGTCACTTCTTACGCACCACAAACTGATGGCCTATGTGTACAATGTCAAGCGACTCTGCAAAGATGTTGGTGAAGACGTCCACCGCAAAGCGAGGGCGGTGCAGGATGTCTCGGCTCTCACCCCACAGGTAATCGTCGAACACCAGCAAGCCGCCCTGCTTCAGTAGCGGCCACGCCATACACGCATCGGTCAGCACATCCTTGGCGATGTGGCTGCCGTCGATGTAGATGAAGTTATAGAGGTTCTTACCGTCGATCCAGTGTGCCAGCTTGCGCCCCAGAAACTCGGTAGCCGTACTCTTGTACTTGTAGACGCGGTTGTTCTCTGCTTCTGGACCGGGGCTGGCAAACCGAGTATGGCCCCAGCTGCCCTCGCGGCTGCGGTGCTGTGCGGACTGGCAGTTAAGCGCCGCGATGATGTTGTGATCGAACCGGTCTTCGGCCCCGCTAAGCTCTCCGTTCTTATGCTCCTCACTACCTTCCCATGTATCGACGCAGTCAATCCAGTCGCCGGGGTTCATCATGTTCTCAATGATCCAGACGGCGCTACGGCCCTCGAACGAACCGATCTCAAGGAACGATTTGCGCTCCGGTAGCAGCGTAGCAAGCTGCTCCCACACAGGGATGTTGTGGCTGAACCAGTCTTGGGTGAATTTGTATTCGGTCATTTGCTCTCTCCTATTCTGGTACACGTTTGAAGTTAATGGTGGGGATTAGAACCACCTGCTCGACGTCCATCGGGTCGCCCCGGTCGTATCGCCCACCCGTGCTTACGGTGTGTTCAGTAGGCAGTTGAATAACGCCAAGCTGGTCGGTCCACTGCACAGCCAGAAGCGCATCCATGCTGTGACTGGTTACGTCACACAGTGCGTCGTACTTATTTTTGCCAAGCATATAGGTAGGGTATCGGCTGCGCTCGTTCTTCCTGACTTTCACCTCGACCACGCACTTGCGGTCACTGAACGAGAACATGCCATCATAGAACGCATACTCCTCGGTGGGCACCTCTGCCTCTAACCCGAACGCCCGCCCCAACTTACTCAGGACGTAGTGTTGGTTGCCGCGATCAGCCGCGCTTTCGTATTTCGGCCTACCCGCCATGATCTGCTCCTTTGTCGGTGTACTTCGCCTTCAGGACGTCATCGTAGCAATTCTGGGCTAAATGGATTACGTCTTTCAGGAAGTCAGCTGCGATAACCCAGTCCGTCTCCTTCAGCTTGAGTAAGTCCCTACCTAAAACTTGCCCATCTTCGCCGTCCCAGCGGAACCTGAGCTTAATCCCTTCGACTTTTTCTGCGTAGTACTTCGCATTGTACTTTGCATGGTAGGCTGGGTTTTTAGCCTTCCACTTTCGTTGGTGAGCGTTTTTACATGCCCTACATTTCCGCGCGCCGCTCGATGTATAAATAATGTTGTCCCCCTCAAAAGGGTGCCCGCGCTTACACACAAGCTTCTTCGGCCTTCCGCGCGGCCTTCCGCTCCGCCGTTTCGGTAGGGGGTCGTACCCCAGCGTGTTTTCCAAGTCTTCAATCTCACCCGCCATAACTCTCTCCCATCTTGCTCTCACAGTTTAACGGCAACGCCGTTGCCCACTTCGGGCGGATACGCATACACTGCTCCACATAACTCCGGGCCTCGTCGGCTTCCTCCTGCGGTGCTACCGCCACCACGCTATCGTGGACGGTCATAGCGACCTTGTACCTCCGGGCGATCATCAGCATCTGGTTAGCGATGACGATGCGGGCCAGTGCCTGACAAATATTCTCGACGCACTTGCCGCCGTATATCCGCGTAGGGATAACCGCTCGGCCCTTCTTGGTGTCGTAGACTAGCTCCTGCCTATTGTTGTCTTTCAGTTCGAAGCGCAGGTTAGGGTAGCGAAGACGCAACAGGTTGGGCAGCACGATACCCTCGATGACATCCAGCTTCATACCTTCGCCCAGCGTGGTGGGGTTACCGACTACCAAGGACTCCAGCGCGTCACCTGTATTGTCCCACAGCTTAGGTATGTAGGGGTAGGTCTCCCGATACACCGAGATGATGTGCTCACACTCCCCTAGCTCCAGCGTCACACCAAACGTCTTCAACTGCGCCTGAAACTTCTTGGCCCCCATGCCGTAGCCTGCACCAAGGATGGTAGTCTTACCCACGAACCGCTGGTCAGCCGTGACCTCGTCAATAGGCACACCATAGATGGATGACGCCATGATGCGGTACACATCCTCGCCCTTGTCGAACGCCTCGACCAAGTCCCACTGCCCAGCCAGCCACGCCAAGGTGCGCGCTTCGATCTGGCTGGAGTCGCAGTCGATAACCACGTAGCCGGGAGGTGCCTTGATGGCCTTCTTCAGCGGTGACTTGCGCGGCAGGTTCTGGAGGTTGACCTTGTCGTCGCCGCCGAACCGCCCAGTGTGAGCTGCGTAGTAGCGTAGGGGGACAGGCAGCAGACCGCGCTCAGCGATACGGATAAACCGCTCCGTCCTTGTCTCTTCAAGAGTGCTCTTCACCCCTAGCCGCGCAGCGACAATGGCCTGCACCTGATCGTTCTCATGGTCCAACAGTGCCTTGAACGCCTCATCATTCTTGGCAAAAGCGTAGGTCTTCTTGCCCGTTGTCGGGCTGATCTTCTTAGGTGGGACAACACCATGGGAGGTTAGCAATTCTGCTAACTTAGGATTGCTCATCAGCTCAGCCCTGTCGTAGTTGAGCTTGTCCATGAGCGTTTCTTTATGCGCTTGCACTGACCCAAGATGCGCTTCCAGCGCCGCCTTGTCCAAGGTTAGCACCGGCTCGGTGAACATACGCATGGTCAGATCGATGAGCTGAAGCTCCTCCTTGGGGAACCCCTCCAGCAGTTTCATCGCCAGCTTGTACGTCAGCTCAGTGTCGTTGATGCAGTAATCCCCGTAGGCCGCCAGCTCTTCCGGCGTGAAGTCCAGCCGGCGCTTACCCAGCGCGTTGATGACCTCGGTACCCTTGACGCCCAGCCCGTACCGCTCGGCCAGCTTAGCTAGGCTGTTACCCGCATCAGGCCCGTCGATGGCCCGTGCCATAGACAGCGTATCCACAATGCGCTTGGGTCGGATGTCGAACCGCCAGTTCAGGATAGCCATGTCGAACATCGCGTTGTGGGCGATGGCGATGCCGTTGGCCCAGTCGAACCTGTCCAGCCAAGCCTTGGTCTGCTTACGGGTGCCGGAGAACCACTGCGCCGGCTCGTCGTCCACCTTTACGGATACACCGATAGCCTCAAAGCGCGAGTCACGAACATACTCCTCGGTAGTTACCTTGGAGAGACTGTACTGCTGGCTGTAATAGGTTTCGAAATCCACCGTCAGTATGGTCACTGCGTTTTTTCCCTCAATGTCGATGCCTTTGCCTGCCACAGGTGCGCCTTGGCCCGCTCGGACAGCACCACTGGTCTCATTGCCCCGTCAGGGTAGCGCCAGTAGAACCGCCGATTGTGGATGACTACCCGTGCATTTGCGCTAAGGCGGCGTTTGATTTTTGTAGCCATGTATTCACCTTCTGAAATGCGCCTAGCTCGTCCACGGCTGCAATTATGCTGCGCGATGTGTACACAGGGGGCCTTTTCTCCCCCTCTGGATGCACGGCAACGATGGTCCACCGGCCTTCCTGCTTAGTGAAGTAGACGTAGAAGAAGGGCTCGTTCTCGCTAGGGTATCGTGCGGGTTGCATATCGGCTGTTGACCTCCCCTTGTCTCTGCTCAACCTCGAAAACAGCGGCGTCGACAATCACCATCCAACTAAGGATGACGACAACGGCGGCCACCACGCTCCAAGTCACTAACCTTACTATCATCGTAGCTTCCCGACTCTCACTCGTTTTCCTCTAAAGTCAGCGCGTCGGGCATCAGCTTGATGATGCGCTGCACTTCCATCACAGCTTCAGCGTAAGCTACCTTAACGGCGCGGATGCGCGCCATCGCATGGGTCATCTGCTCTTCAATGCTAAGGGAAGTCGTCTTGCTTAACTCAAGTCCGAACAAATCCAACAATTCCTTCACTTCATGTAGGGTCTTGCGCCCGAAGTTAGGGATGCGAAGAAGTTCTGATTCCGACTTGATTACAAGGTCACGAAGGGTGCGGATGCCCTCATCGAAAAAGCAGTTGAGCGCGCGCACGGAAAACTCCAGCTCCTCCACTCGAACGTCCAACGGGTCACGGTCACCCAGTATCTTTTTAAGCCACAAATCCATCACTCACCTCCTTTAAGCTTCCTGATTATGTCGCGCGTCGAGTCCCAGTTCTCTTCGTTCACGACAACGGCTACGCCGCCTGCGCTACGTATCTGCTCGATCTCATGCACCTGAAGCGCGGTTGGTTTGTTCGTGCCTGCCTTGCACTCGATAGCCAGAAACTTCCCCGCCACGCAGCAGATGACATCGGGAACACCGCTCCGTCCGTATCCATGCGTAGCAGGGAAGAAGTAGTAGATACCCTCCTCGCGGAGAATTTTGACTACCTTGGCTTTGACCTTGCCTTCAGGGGTAAGTGCCATCGTTTGCTCCTTGGGGAATCGACGATACCAAACCCAGAGACAATGTCAAGTTAGTCGAGCAAGAAAAACGTCTCTCGGTCTACGCGCATACCGACACCGGCAACGAACGCCTTATCTTCCATGAGCTTCAGCATACCCAAGGTCGCGCGCTGCTTCTCGGTCAGGTCATCGAAGGTAACAACACGGGATGGTTTGTCGTGCTGACTAATCACCATTTGGTCACCGCGCATAAACAGGGTCGCGCTTCCGTCACTCGTGAGCGCCCGGTACGCCTTGTCCGTAGCCTCACGATGCTCACGCAATTCACGCAGGTCGATGTGGTCACAGCCAGTGGTGTATGTCTTGAGTGTCTCCCAGTTGGCTTCGATGTACGCTGCAAGGGATTCGGTCGCCTTGCTCTTGGCACGATGATACGTGTGACTAGCGTTGTTGTACGTAGTGGAGAGGGTGGCGCTAATCTTCTTGGCTGCATCCACGGCCAGCTCGTCGAGTGACTTCACACCGAACGAGTCCAGTACCTTCTTAGTGGCAACGCCTACCTTGGTGCTGAAGCTGCCGCTACCACGCTGCCTGCCTGCTTCCACACGGTGATTGTTTAGGTAGTAGCGGGTCTCACCCGTGCGGTAGTGGCGCTCAACCCACACACGGCCAAGCTCCTCGTTGCCATCGTACACGTCGAAGTTACGCAGCTCTTGCCCCTCATTGTCGTAGACACGCTCGGTACTCTTGAACCGCCATGTCGGGCGCTTCACCCGCAAGGCGTCAATGAACCGGGCCATAGAAGGAGCCACCACAGCGGTGCCCTCCTTGCCGTAGCTGCTCCAGTTTTTCTGAACCTCCAGCACCACAGAGGTGCCACCCATCGGGTAGAAGTAGTCGTTCTTGATGTCGTCCATGAACATGTGCTTGCTCCTTAGTTGCTATCCCAGTGGTGATAACCCTCACCACGTCCCTTGTCGTAGGCGTCCTCGCGCTCTTCGTCGGCGCGTTCCACCAACACCATCGCAAGGTCGTGCCAGTTCACCTCGTCGTTGGTGCCATAGTTCACCCACCGCTTGAGTGCTGCCCAGTCGAGGGTGCGGAAGTAGGTGCGATCTTTCTTAGCCATTGGTCTGCTCCTTCTTGGTTAGGCCCAGCGCATACAGGCGCTGGCGCAGGTGGTTGGGGCTGAAGCCCCACAGGCCAAGCACGTCACGGCCATACGCCGCACACTCTCGGTTAAGCTCCTCTTCAAGAGCGCGCAGCTTGGACTTGCTCTCGTCGTACTCACGCAGCAGCGTGAACACCTTGGGTTCGTCGGTCATTGGCTTGCTCCTTATCCGAACTGGTTTGGATAACTCTTACAGCGTCACGTGCAAGGTCTTGCCCGTAGGGGCTTCGGCCTTGGGGTTGTCGATGATTACCCACAACACAGGGGCTGGGTAGTTGCTGCCCCAGTTGTCGAAGACATAGCCGTCCGTCACCATGATGATGCAGTCGGGCTTGATCTTGTTGTCGTGCATGTACTTGGGCACACAGTCGGCGCTCGTGCCGC